CTTACTATAAAGTCCTCCACCGCCACAACTACCTCCCCAAGAAGCAGGACCGGGACGAGGAAATGTTGTATTTGCAGGAGCCATAGTTGGTGCAGGATTTCCAGCACTTCTATGAGCACCTGCACCAACTAATTTTTTATAATAACTACCTGCTGGTACATCTACTTCATGTCTATGTGATCCTACAGTAGTATCATGAACATGAGGAAAGTTAAAAACTCCACCCAAAAAAGGAGCAGTAAACGGAGAACATAAAACAGGACATGGTACAATACCAGCAAATGGTATAGGAACTAAAGCCCAACCAAATGCTTGACCAGTTAGACCATCCACTGGTGCCATTGTTCGTGCTTTGGCTATCAGTTCTACAGCCATATCTAAAATACCAACCGGAGTCATTAATTTACTAGGTTCAAGTCCATAATTTATTGTTTTTAAACCTATATTAGCTAGTTTAAGTACTGGTGCTGCGGGCCACCATGCTGCACCATTAGTACTAAAGCTATCAGAACTAGCTTGTGTAGTAGGAGCAGCCATAGTTGGACAAATTAAATGCGGAGCTTGTATAGCACCATCAACTGTAAGTGAACCCATTAATGCAGTATCACCACTTACATTAAATGCTCCTTTTACAAATGTATGTTTAGAATCTATAAATACACCAGTATCACCAGATTTATTATCAGCAGATATAATAACATTACCACCACCAATTGTAGTAACATTACTAGAAGTTAAAGATACTTCTCCTTGTGATCCATTTATATGAACTGATCCTCCTTTTATTGCAATTTCTCCTATTGATAGGATATCTACACCACTTGCTCCAGCATTTATTTTAAAATTATTTGCAACAGATATTAAAAAATTTCCATATGTTGAAGGAACAGGAGGATGATATGTTACCTTTGGTGCAGCACCTTCTGTAGTTGATCTCAAGACATTTGGTAAAGTAGAAGGTCTTGCATTAAGAGGATATTCGTGATGTAAATTTTTATGCTTAATATAAGGGATATCTTTGGCTATATTTTTGGGATCACCTACAATAATTGCATAAGTATCTTTTTTGACATCAGCATGATCTGACATTGGACTTAATTCAACGGCAAGAGCATCCATTTCTTTGGAAATTTTATCCATTTCTGATTTCATGGCTTTTTCACCTGCTGCAAATTTATTAGCCAATCCTTTTCTCATTCCGTTTTCACAACCCGGACCACATCCCTTACCATTATTCAATCCTAAATTTGTTTTTTCTCCGGGTATTACTGCATATATTTTAGATATAAGAAATTTTATAGCAGAAAACGGACCTCTTAAAAAAGGAATATTGTTTACTGTACGTTGTATAGCATTTAAAATTGTTACCCAATTATCACTTTTATCATCCACCAATCTTTTCTGAGCACAATTTGAACATTTAACCATTTCAGGCTCTGTGTTTTCTATGGTTTCTTTAACCTTTTTATCAACTTGTTGTAAAAGCTCATGATGTTTTGTAATATTATCACTTTCCTTTTGGCTTTTTTCACCATGTATTTGTACCTTTGTACCTTTTATATATTGTGCATCTCCACCTGTTGTTATTTCTTGTTTGTTATGACAGGTTATATGAACTTCATTACCAGCATTTATAATGACATCTTCCGTTGCATTTACAGCCCAAGTGCCTTTGAACATTTTTGTAAAAGTTTTCCAAGCGTTTTGCCAAATAGTATAAGATTTATCATCAGGTATAGCACCTCCGGGATCTTTAACTATTCTATCTACAAACTGGATTCCAGCTGTTTGACTACTAAAACCATGAGAACCTGTTCTTTTATTTTCTGTATTGTTTATTGAATCTGCCATATGTTAACCTGTAAATGCCTTTACATCTCCTGTATTTACCGCTTGAGCAAAATATACAGGACGTTGTATGTCTCCTCCCATAAAAAATACCCAAACCTTTGATCCAGCATTTGGTGTAGTAAATGTTCCTACGGCAGATCCTGCTGTTGCTATGTTTGATTCTTTTGCATAAGCAGCACTTCTACATAATCGTGGAACTGGTCTTATTCCAGATTCTTTTAAAGAATCAGAATTATTTTGTGCTATAATTGCATTTGCATCTGATGATGGATTTACTATAAATGATGCTGATCCTTTAACAATTCCTCCTAAAGATCCTCCATTTTTATTTATACCTCCTCCGGGTATATAAGTTAAACCAACAGCACTAGCAGCTAATGGACTTATTTCTGTTATAGAAGAATTGTAATTTGAACCTACACCATGAGAATCATTTGTATCAAAACCAACAAGAACTACAGGTTGTCCCTTTGATACTAATAGTGTACCTTTACCATCAGTAGAATATATGTCAGATACTGCAAGAAAAGGACTACCATCAGAATTTGTCAAATTAAATTTTTTTCCAATTAAATTTGGATTATTTACAACAATACCTAAACTATTATCTTTTGTATAAACTGGATTTGTACTAGGTAATATTTTATCATCATCAACTGTAATAATTCCTGTTGAAGAATCAGCGGGTAGCTTATTACCATCATATCTAAGACTTTCAGAACTACTTTCTAAAGAAGGTGGATATAAAGGAGGACTATTAGGAAAAGGAGAAGTATTTGTAGTAGATGTTATACCTGTTGCACTACTATAGTTTCCGCTAGATCCTCCAAATAAAGGAGCACCATATTCAGCCCAAGGAAGTATTAGTCTAAGCGTTTCCATTATAGTAGGATCTACGCTATCCAAATCACTAGGACTTTTAATATTTAAATTTTTTAGTTTAGAATTTATAGATTTATAAAGAGTAGTAGAAAGATATGGAATCCATACCTGAACTCTATTTCTACCTTCTGGATCAGCATTATCACTAATAACCAAACCTAAATGTATTCCATATACTGGTTCCATAATACTACTATGCAAGAGGTTTTTTTACAAAATTAGCAACTGCTCCGGGTATATCCTTTGCATTATTTGTAAAATCTGCAATATTTGTTTTTGCAGCATTAAAATAAGGATTTGAGTTTACATCCAAAAATTTTAAAGGATTATCAGGATCAAAATAACCCGGATTAAATGTAATATTTCCTAATCCTAGATTTCCAATAGGACCAACAAGACCTTTACCATAATCTCCTGTTCCAAGATTTCCTGTTCTATACCAATCACTGCTATTTCCAGCAACACCAGCTTGTAATAAAATCGGACCTAAAGGACCGAGTTGACTTGTTACTCCATAACGCAACATAATAGCATTAGCTATTTGTAATGCTTTATTATTCCCAACAGTACCTAAACCAAATTGTGTTATTAAATTACCCATAAATGCTTCTGGATCACCAAGTAATTGATCAAACTGTGCCATCATATTACCTACACCGGGTATTAAATTTAAAAGTGTTATAGGATTATATGCATATGCGAGTGTTTCGGCTGCATAATTTATTACAGTTTGTATACTGTTAATTGCATTAAACATACCGTCACCACCATCAAATAATTGTGCAAAAAAGGCAACATCATCAAGTAATGATTGGGCTGCTCCTAAAATTGAACAAACTAAATCCAAATCTATAAGATATTGGCAAATGAAATCATAAACAATTTTATTAAACATTGCTATATATCCATTTATTATGATAGCAAATTTACGCATTAAATCTATAACACCTTGATATAGATTATAAATTGCTTCTACGAATCCCTGAACTGCTCCTTGTGCCTTGTATAAAAGAGTTTGTAAAGAACCAAAACCAGAGGCTGGTAAACTAAAATATGATCTAGATCTTATCATATTACAAACATTTTCTATATTTGTAACCATATTAGGATCTATACTGTTTAACAACGAATCCATCAACGGTGGAGTATTTTGTGAAGGTCCGGTCATTGCATTCATCGGCATCATTGATGTTCCTAATGTATATGCACCAAGCATACCAGCATTTACCAATTCTCCTTTTTTTCCTGCTGGTGTCAAAGCTCTACATTTTTCTAAAATTTTATGTTTATCCATCCATCCTATGAAATCATTATAGGTACATTTTGCAGGATCACTAGGATTATATCCGGTTATCATGAAAGGATGAGCTTTTTTAGAAGTGTCTATTTTCCATTCATGACCTATGGAATTAAACCCATTAACCAATATATCTAATTGTGCTGCATATTTATTTCTATCACCAGTGTCAAAAGTGGAAACAACTGGATCTGTTCCTGTAGGCTTTAATCCAGAAGCATCTTGAAGTTCCTTTAATTTTAAAGGATCAGTAATAGTTATTGTTTGATATGTTGCCATAATATGTTACTATAATAACTTATGCCTAAAACATCGATTTACTATCCACCAATTGGGATATCTGGAGCCGCTTTAGTAGGTAAAGATACCTTTTGTTCTTGTTTAAGTATGTACTTTGAGCTTAAAAGTCAGAGTAAAATAAAGGCTAAGAGGTGTTCTATAGCAGGTGATGTCATTAGAAAGGACTTAAGAGAGCTTATTTTAAAGAAATTGGGTGTTGAGGTAGATCCAACAGAATACCTACAAAAGACGCTTCTACGCCCTTTAATGGTCGAATATGGACGTTATATGAGGAATCAGACCGAAGGACGTTATTTTATTGAAACATTGAACAAAAATAAACAATTTGCAAAGAATTTTGTTCCTATTATTCCAGATATTAGGTATGCAGAGTTTGAAAAGGATGAATTATACTGGTTAAAAAATGAAAAGAAAGGAATTCTTATATTCTTGGAGCGAAATGGAATAAAACCAGCCAATGAATTCGAAGAAAAAAACAATATTCTACTAAAGGAAGAAGCAGATTTTGTCTTTGAAATTCCTAATTTTAAAGATATGACAGATTATTGTGTCTATATCAATGATAAGGTAGAAAAGGTTGTTACCACTTACCTACAGGGCATCTCTCAGCCTTGAGATATGTTTTAAGTGCCATGAAACAACCGCATTTACCACACCTCTCTTGATTTTTATCAAAAAATTCACATCCTTTACAGACAGAAAGACGAGCATTTGCCTCATCAGAGGATAGTCTTAGATCATTTCCAGCAGCAACACTTTGTACATTTCTAACAACTGCTTGTGCGGCATTAGATGCCATCGTAGATATAGATGGCATATTTGGCTTATTGGAAGACTCTAATCTTTGAATTCTATTATTCTGTAAACTTTGTCTTAGTGAATCTCTATTCATATTAATAATATTTAGGATCGTCTTTATCTACTTCAGCAAACCATCTATTATATGAATCTATCTTAGTTGCTAATACATCATTCATATATTTTTCCTTTGTGAATAAATGAACTACTTTTATCATCATCCATTGTCCTAAAAATCTATCATCAAAAGGATTTCTTTCTAATGTAGAAACTGCACGATCTATAAAAATAAACTTGCCCGGAGTTCTTAATGTTAATCCATAAGCAGTAAAATTAACTGCTTGATTTAAAAATAAAAATTCTTTTGCCATAGAAACATATGAAATATCACTAGGAAAAAATCTCCTTGTAACCATGTTATTAGAAGTCATGAGTCCTGTATACTTGGTCTTATTAACATTCATTAACAATTGTTTTTCATTTTTATAAGAATAAAGTCCCTTATCTGCCATTTCTTTCATATTCTTTAAAAGATCTTTTACTGTATTTCCTTCAAACCCAATATTAAAAGTTGAATTAGAAAAATCAAAAGTATGTACAGGACAATTGGTAAAGATTAAATCATCCGTAGAAGCCATAGGTGCAAAATTATATGTTAATATTCTAGAAGCTATTCCTGATTGGAAATTTCTAATAGTGCTTTCTTCTTCCTGTGGTGCTCTGGCATGATATGGAGGAGCACCTACAGGATCTTGATTGTCTTCTATTAGTAATCTTTCTACTTGATTCTTTTTTGCATCAATGAAAAATTTACTCATAGAAATTAATTGCCATTTCTTACCATCATCTCTATAATATCTATCTAGTGTTAAGAACAAAGGACTTCCATCAGAAGCCTTTAATGAACCCATTACATAACTCAAATCTTTTAATACACAACTATTAGCAGGAGAAGTATAAAATACTCTACTATCAGGAGAACCTGCATCCCAATTTTCTTTATCAAAGTTATCTAAAGGGAAATAAGGATTGTCTATTCCCTTTGGTCCTTCTTTACTTCCTATTTTTATATCAGGAAAAAATGGATCTGATGTATGAGAAGCAGCTGCTCTTATAATAGATTCAATAGCTCCGTGTACATTTTCTCCTTTATTACTAGTTTCTTGTAAACCTCCTACAGGAAGTGTTCTTTCAATATCATAAGATCCTTTTGCATATTTTGCGGTAGACCATTCAATATTTCTTTCTAAGAATATTTGATATCTTTCTTCCCAAAAATAAAATTTTCTAAGTTTTCTAGCAGCTGTCTCAGTAGGAAGATCTTCTATATCATAGATAACAAAATCGTATTGCATTTCCCACTGTTCTTTAGGTAAGTCATCATTTATACTATTATTAGATGTATTGATTGGTTTTATCTTTATTGATATTTTATTTCTACCATCGGATCTAAACATGAAAGGTGCTTTTATTTGTTCTATAAAAGTTTTATCATTTTTAAATGATAAAGAACCTCTTTCTATAATTTCATAGTCATTAGATAACACTAACCAACCTTTTGTTATCCAATTCATTAATGTTTCTTCTATACATAATCCCTCAACAAAGAAAAAAGGTATAGGAAATGGATCGAATTTATCTAACTGATTATACATCCATATTTCTATATGGAAAAGCTTATCTCTGATTTGGTGTATAAATCTTTGATCGGTATTTGTTCCAGCTGTAGATGTAGAATCAGCCATAATTAACAAGAAGATACATTAATATCTTTAATAAGATCTATTTGCAATTGATTGAATACGAATGTAGCAGTACAAGTGATTTCAGCAGGATTTTGGAATGAAAATTCAATTGGACTTAATCCTGTTATAAATGCCTGTGTATAATTAAATGATATAATTCGATTATTAAATTCATCTAAACCAAATAAGCTAAAATTAGCAGCATATTCAGTAATAGGATTAGTTAAAATAATATCATCTTTTCTTGAATTTAAAGGAGAATTTAAATTGGTTGTTCCTTCTTTATTATCATTAAAAAGATTCAACCATTTCCATAAAATCCAATAGTTTTGATAACCATTATCTACTAAAAATTTAAGTGATATTGGTGGATATGATGGACGAGAAATACTAGAAGTATTATAAACCTGACCTCCAAAAGGAACCTTTATTTCAGGTATATTAATTGTAGGAACTGGTGATCCATATGTAGTAAATTGTACACTATCTGCATTATATTCCTTCTGTAAAACGACATCTTGCTGTTGTTTTAGAGCTTTTGGCAACTCTAAAACAAATGCAAATTTATCGCTTCTAGATCTATTTAAAACGGCTTGATTCATAGTTAAAATATTATAGTTGGATGATAAGTGTCCATAGAAGACTTATCCGAATTATCATCAATTTGTGGAGGTAACATCCTATCAGCTTCCTCTGTTTCTAACATCCATCTTAGTAAATTTGCTCTGTCATCAGAGAAAAGGTCAAATCCAGTAGCCATATCCATTCCACCTACATGAGAATAAGGAGTATTAACCGAAGGTTTCTTTACTATACTAGCACCACCTCCTATTAGTAATGGACTATTCTTTATAAGATCCTTATTATCACTAAGAGGAAAAATTTTCATTGGGCGACCTTGATCGTCCAATTCTTGTATTGTAAAGTATCTAGCTACCAAAGAAGGATCAAGAATGAATAATGCCCATATAAGACCAAATACACGATCATCAAGATCCTTTTCATTTTTCTTTGTATATGTATAATTTGGAAGACGAACAAAACTGTTTATCTCTAAGATAGTATCCATGTCATTGAGCTTAACAGCTTTTAAACTATTGACCCAATATCTAAAGTTTGTTATACCTTTATATCTAGTATTAGTATGATTATGTATACCGTATCTATGAGTATTATTATAGTGCTTACTAAAACCTTCAAAGTGATATGATACTACATTCTCATAGTTATGAGTCTGGCAAAGAACGTCCAAAATTTGCTGTCCGTTGTTATTATTTTCAACCAAGATAGGAGGTCTTCCCCAATCCTGAAGAACACCCATTAGTCGTGTTCCAAAGTGAAATGGATTTATATTATTAGAAGCAAATATAGCTACTTGTTTAATATTTTGTAGATTAGAAACATCTAAAATTTGAGCAACAGTATTTGTTCTTCCTATACCTTCACCAACGTCAACACCTATAACATAAAAACTATCTGGATTTGGAAGCTCAAATATCTTGTAAGCACCATCTTCCAATACTAAAACTGGTTCTGGGCATTCACCTTTTAATTTAGTAAGATACTCTTCATCAATCACACTTTTATTAGGATCATGGAAAACATTACAATACTCCTGATCAAAATCATCTTTTGATCCCATCATTGCCATTGTCTTTTTTACCCACTCCTCATCACGACCCGGTACATCCCAATAGTTAACAACTTCTAGATTCCACTCACTTCCTTCCTTCTTACTATCTTCATAAAGATCATAGAATTTATTATTTTTACCATTAGGAGTACTAATAACTACAACCTGTGATTTCTTCATTGAAGAAATAATAGGAATAGCAGACTTCCAGAGTTCTCTCATAAGATCATCTGGACAGTGAGCCATCTCGTCAATAATAAGAAGATTACTGGTAGTACCACGAGGACCAGATGAGGATGTAGTGCTGATTGTTATTGCAGAATCATTACCAAGAACAAAGCCATCTTTTCTCCAAGACTTAATATTTGGCTTCATGTAAATCGGAAGCTGTTCATATGCCATCTTGATTCTGGCAAAAATTTCCTTTGCTGTTGATTCCTTGTTGGCTACAATAGTAATTCTCTTATCTGATTGGAAACACACCAACCAAAGAGCGTAAATGGTAATTGTAGTTGTATTATGAGTTGGTATGAAGTTTCTACCACAAAGATATAGAGAATTTGGACTATCAACGGTTATACACCTAACAGGAACACTTTCTGTTTTTTCTATATTTTTAATATAATGATATTGGTTTCTATTTGATTCTGATACAATGCTTAAATTATCTTTTAATCTATCTACTTTAAATGGTAATTTAACAACAAATTCTCTTGGTTTAAAGTAAACACTTCCAACAAGACCACACTCCACTCCATTTATTTTTGCTATTTTCTCTTTATAAAAGGCTTTATATCCTAAACTAGTTATAAGAGATTGAACTTGTTTGACCAATTTTAAATTGGTATTATAGAAATATGCATGACCTTTAGGTGTTATATAACCATCAGAATCCATCAATCCTTTTAATAATTCTAATCTTTGCTCTCTAGAAGATAATAGATATAATTCTGGGATGTGTTTATTTCCCAATAAAGCATTTAATCTTAATTTTGTGTGTAAAGAATCTTTTTTTCTCTCTTCATTTGTTAAATTTATAGCAAAAACACCATTTTTATCTTCTTGAACTTTTATAATTTTGAATTCTTGATTTTTTTCTAAAATATCAATAATATATTTTATATCTCTTTTACCAACAGTTATTCTTGAGCCATCAGTTGCACCGTCCCCCAACCAAAGTCCAAGAATATATGGAGATATTGGTAGATTTTTTTCTTCAAACTCTATACCATTCAAACACATAGGTATTCTATGATTAGGCTCGTTATTGGAAGTATAAAATAAACTATTAAAAATTTCTTTGGTAGTTTTTACGCTACCTTCTCTATTATATTTTCTTTTTCTATCTTTTTTTGTCTGCGTAAACCAAAGGTGTTCAGCATCTGCAACTATAGATTCCCCGTTATCAAATGTTAGTTTATAACATTCTCTATGATTAAGAATTTCGTGTGCTTTTTTTATGTTATATATATTACCATCTGATCCAAATATTTGATCTCCGTCTTTAAGATCACCCATCATAACATAACCATTAGGTGTTGGTATGGGCGTATTCAAAGCCAATGCCTTACCACTTTGACGGCTAGATAGGATTACATTGAATCTATTGGATTTAAAAGCCTTTAAAAGTCTCTTTTGGTATTTGTATAGTTCAATCTTTCTTTTACCATCCTCGGTAATAATATAGAAATGGTTTTCTGCAAAATGAAGAATACTCTTGGCACAGAGTTTAAGCTCTGCCAACATCTCTTCTGTCCATTTAAATGTAGCATCCTTACGAAGGATATTCTCATTGCCTTGATAGAATTTTCCATCTACCAAAATATCATCCATAGTTAACTCATCTAAAGAATTACTTTCCTGTTCTTTCTTCTTTGCCATTGTTTAATAGGTACTTATGAATGTACCAAATTTTATCTATTGCTTAATCTGCTTGTTTAACTCAGAAATGATATCTGAAACATAGTTAGATTTTAATAGTTTTATCTGAGTACCGGGTTCAGGCATTTTTACAGGATTTTGTATTTCATTATATGCACATACTAACCACCAAAGATCTATAGTATTATAATACTTGTATGATATTAAATGCCATGTATCATTAAATGTGGTATTATAAACATCTTCTACTTCTGAATTATTAGCAGGAAAAAGGTTAATAGATCTTAACAAATTGTAAAATTTGAAATCATTTCCATCTGTATAGACATTAAAAAAATTTTCATATCTATATGAAGAAATTACTGGTAGATCTGGATATTCACTTTGTTTCATAATATTAAGCAACTAAATTACCCGGCTGTATGATATTATTTTCTCTCACACTTATAGTAGCTCTTGTTTGTTCTACAGAAGCAGGACTATTTATTATTTGAACCTTTGGACCTCCTAATGCTCCCCACATTATGTTACTACTTTCAGGAACAAGTTCTGTTAGTGTTATAGATACTTTATACGCTTCTGGAATTAAATAATCTTTTCCACTATTACCATATGCTTTTACATATCTTGTTGTTCCTATTGCTTTGAAATCATAATTAGAGACATAACATGCTGGCATATATATTCCACCAAGACCCACTCCTTCTACTACATATAATTTAGGAGGAACAAAGGTAAGCCAACTAGTTCTTGTTTTTAAATTTTGCAAAGCAAAAAGATTTACAAAATCAAAATTATTAATAGCTTCTCCTTCATCAACAGTATTGTACAAAGGAAATGTTATTGTTATAGATTTTCTTTCAGTACTGGAATAATTCATTATTTTTTCAGCACCATAGCCGGGTGAAAAGGTTTCTCCCACTACTTGCAAAGTATCTGAAATACTCTTACCTATACCAGCTAAATCTCTACCTACTAAAGGAACTTTTCCTATTGATTGTGTTATATCAACTTCCTTCCATGCATTTTTTACACCATTTCCTCTTACACTATCTCCATTTTTTAATAGATATGGCAGAACATACGAAAATCCTGTGGCTGTTCCTGTGTATAATTTTATATAAGGATCAGACTCACCACTGAATAAAGAAGATTTTATCGAATCAAGTATATTAGTTAATCTAGAAGTCCACAATCCATAAGGGAGTTCATATTCCATTAATATTACATAAGGAACTTCATCACTTAATCCATCACTAGCTTTCCATCTAAATTTATTTAAAATATCAATATTACCACCGAATCCAGAATCACCTGCTGGTGTTATTTTTGGGTAATAGAAATTAACACCAAAAGCAGCAGTTTCTGTTTTAGGTTCTATTTTATAAAGTGATGTAGTTTTTCCGTTCATATATTAATAGGTAGAAGGATTAGTTGTATCCCAGATATGAAGAGGTTTTCTTCTTCTTCTTCCTTCATAGATACCATCTCTTTCACTACTTAATGCTACTTGTGATTCACCTCCACCACCTCCAATATTTACAGAAGTTACAGGTGATGGAGTCATTTTAGATAGCATAGAAGATAATTTTTCTAATGATTGATTATCTAAAGAAACTGTACTAGAGAAAGTAGGTTGTGGAACAGAAGCTATATCCCTTACAGTAGGAGAAGTAGGTTCTGATATTGGTTTTAAAATCCTATAATTTTTTTCATTCTCTGGATTTATTAGTTTAGGTCTGGTGATAACTCTAGATCCTTCTGGTCCCATTTCAATAACTTCTTCGGTTTGTTGTGAAGATATAACAGAAGCTTTTTGAATGTTTTCTTCTGAAGTAAGTTCTTTTTCTTTTATTGGTGGTTTTTCTGTTATAGATGGCTTTTTTGTTTTTATACCTAAAAGTCCTTTGAAAAAATTTGGAATCATAGAGTTTTTTTTCTCTACGTCTCCACCAGAAGCAAAATCCATAGCTATGTCCAAGGCAGTCATACCAAACTCTATTGCAGAAACTATAGGAGCCATTTCTGGTCCTAATAGATATAATACATTAGATAATGCACCTATTAAATTTAATGTAGCTCCTAATGTATCTCCTTTTTGCCAATCAACAGCAGCAATACCTAGTGACATAAGAGCACCAACAATTGGTATACTAGATCCTACTAGTCTTCCAGTTACTCCTCTTAATGTGCTTAATCCTGTTTTACTTGTTATTTTCGATAACAATCCGCCAGCCTTTCCTGTTTTAATAGCAGTCTCCCCAACAGCACCAGTAGCTTTAGTTGCTTTTGCTGTTTTTTCTGCTGCTTCTTCAACTATAGCTGCTTCTTTAGCGGATTTCAATCCTAATATACTCTTCCATCTAGGAGTTGTTTTTGCCAAGCTTTTAGCTCCTTCACTAACTATTTCTCTTCTACCTTTTTTTGTTACTGAAGACCATAAAAGACCAAGTGTATTTTTAGCTAAAAGCACACCCATAGTACCAGCAACTAATTTCATAATACTTTCTTTAGTGTCTAATCCAATATTTTTATTAATTCTATCTACGATTAATTCTGTCTTAGTACCAAACATTCCATCTACAATATGTGATATGGGTTTTGCCAATGAAGCCCATGCTACCGCAGCAACTCCTATGATACTACCAAGTTTTGTAAGCTTACCTAAAAATCTAAACATACCACTCTTTAGAATTGTTCTTAAAATGGCATATTCACCTACGCCTTTTAAAATTTCATCTATTAGACTATTTTCTTTTGAAGATGGTTTTTGTGAATCTTTCAATAGTTCATTTTGTCTATCTACATTTTTTAATAGCTTATCTAGTAAATTTTTTTGTGTTTCGCTACTTAAATTAATTGCATTTATTATATCAGAAAATTGTTTTTGGTTTAATGTTACAGCTTTTTCTTCTGGTTCGTAGAATTTAGGAGTAGAAGCTAAAGATTCTGATTCTTTGTCTTTTAAGAATTTATTTTCTCTATCTGTTAATTTAGGTTGGTTTAAAAGTTCAAAAGGAACTATACTCAAATCAACGCTTTCCAGTTTATCTTTTATTTCTAAAAATCTTTGATTTAATGCTTTTCTTGAATTTTCTCTTGTTTCATTTAAAGCAAAGGGATCTGCCATGTGCTTTAAAGCCTCATCTGAGAAATTATATTTTTCTCTAATTTTCTTATTAACTTCGGATATTTGCTGCCAAGTATCTTGGCGAATTAAATCAAGTGCCTTTGCATTGGAATTGTCTTTTGGTAGTCCTAAAGCATCGAATACTATATCTGTGCTATTAGCCTTTTTAGAAACTTCTTCGGCAATATGTTCAGCACTACCTAAAATAGATTCTCTGAGTTGCTGTATCTTATTTACGGAAGCATATGAAGGCTGACCTTCTATAGAGAAGATAGCCCTTAAAATATCATCAGTGCTTATACTCTCTAATTTCTCTAAGAGTCTTTGCTGAAGTTCATTTAATTCCATATAGAAATACTTAATCTATATGGATATTATTAGATCAATTACTTAAAAAAAGAAGATTATCTATTTCAATGGTCTTATCAAGACCTTCATGACTTACAGTGTAGATTTTATCTAAATTAGACTTCCAACCAATTATTTTTTCTAATATTCTTTGTACAAGAGTAGCAGAAAGTTTTTCTACGAACATTAATTTTTGAGATATTCCTAAATTCGAATAACCTAAAGAAGTTCCATCAATCGTTATTTCCTTTATATATTTTGCAGCTTCTCCTAAAAAGGCACTAGTGATGATATCTTTTACTTCTTCTACCTGATCTTCTTTTGCTTTCTTACCATATAAGAAAGAATCGAATTTAAATTCTTCAGAAATTGTTGGAAGAGATATTTCTGTACTAATGTTTACTCCATTCTTAGAAATCTCTAAAAATTCACTTGTTGGGTGTACATATTCAGAAAACTTTGTTAAAATACTATCAAGAGATATTTTATTTTCTATTTTTGGTTCTTCTTTGAATACAACTTTTACGGTATTTGAAATTTGTGCTCTCATTGCAAAAGCAATAGAAGCTTTGTCGGCTATTGTTAGATTTTCTACAACACTTTTTTCTTCTAAGCAATTAGCTGTAATAATATTAAAAAACACTTTACCAAAGGTAGATTTAGATACAGCCGAATCAATTGCAGACTCTAGAATAGTTTTTTGTTGTTTGGCTGTTATCTCTTTAATTTTTACGGATCTATTAAGAGAAGGAATCCAAGCATCGGTTAAGAAAGATTCCTTAGAAACGGAATCAAGCATGTTTAAAGCATCATTGAAGCTTATATTTTTAGTTTCTTCTGACATAAACATAATTACTCACCTATCCCTCAAATTCATCTATTAAATCCTGTAATTGAGTAGAATCTCCTGTTGTAGGTATATTAGTACCATTAGCAGATTTAGCTTTTATTTCTTCATCTATAAAGGAACAAAATACTTTTCTATCTGTTATAGGCATATTATCTACATATTCTGGATTTATATTTTTGGATGCTAATATGTAATAGTCATTGTATATAGATTTTAGTTCTCCTGAAAAGAACAATCTAACTAAATCTAAATATGATTTATTATAAAAATTAAGCTTAAAATACTCCATTTTAGGTATATTAAATAAATTTTTTGATGCTAATATTTTAATATAATTTAATACCTTTATTTGTATATTTGTTCTCAGAGATACAGGCATTCTTTCGTATATTTCTTTCTTTTCTTTTGTGTTAAAATAATCTAAATTAATGATATTATCATCTGATATATAAATTGTTTTTATATATTCAGGAAGAGTTGTTAATATTTTTTCAACACCTTCTTCATTACTTTTAGAAAGAAAAATATTTTCTGATCTTATATTGGGCCAACCTAATTTTATCTTTATTTTACCAGAATCTAATTCATCATTATCTAGTGCTTCTGAAGCAGCTTCATAAAGAAGCTTCATGAATGTATTAAGATCTAATGTTATTTTTGATTTAAGGTCAGAAGGATTAGATTTGTTTTCAAAATGAACATCTAAATTTGCTCTTAATGTTACTATTCTTAATTTTGTTAAAAATAAAATATAATCAATTATATTTAATCTGTAAAAATCTTCTTTGTTTTCTACACAATTTGATATTACATTCTGTAATACTCTAGCATAATCAGAATCAAATTCTTCTCCAGAAGGGAGAAAGGTATTAGACTTTGCTAATATTAATTGTTCCTTCGTATTAAGTTCTCTGTAAAAAAGCTCTACACCAGAAAACGGCAATTCAACTGAATATATGTAATACTCCATCTATCCTATTTAACCTTACTTGTTTAAATTTATAGTATTGAAAGCATTATTAGATGGTATAGATCCAGAAATTTGGTTAATGTATATATCCCCTTGTGGAGTAACTGAACTACTTGCAAGATTAACAGTAGGTAACTTAAATGGTTGACTATACTCTAATGGATTTGTAATATTAGGATTTTGGTACTGAACAGGATTTGGTTGTTTTATAGGAGCTACCTTTACAGTAGAATTTGGATTATTAGTTTTTGTTTCGTTTAATGCTGGATTTAATGTTCCGCTTGATCCGCTTGAAGGATCTAATACACTATAGTAATCATACACAAAGTCTACTCCTTTGTATTGCATACCTTCACTTGCATATGTATTGGATATAGAACCTATAGAAACAGGAGCTATATTAAAATATCTTATTATTTTTCTTTGTATAGAGGGGCTATAAGGTCCAGTTTTAGCTATGTATACAACATCAGCATAATTACATTTTACTTTCTTAGGAGACTTTTCACCTCTTGCTAACAGCCCATAATAACCTACTAAAATAATCCAAGGTCTTATTACAAAATCTAAGAATGAACTATTGGTTTCGCTAAAAACAACATGGAGCTTTCCGTACTTGTTTCTACCATTTGAGGTAGCTGGTGCTTGATAACCACCGTAATCTAAACCAACATTACCTGCATCAATAGTTTCACCCGGTACTGTTACTTCTCTAGCAAATACACAACCAATGAGATTATCAGTAGCAAATTGATTTTCTTTACTGATTAATTTATTAACAGTAGTTTGTGGTATATTCCAAACAGTATCAGAACCACTTCCGCTATCATATTTCTGTATATTAGAAATATTTTTTAATGCTCCTACAGTAGGAAGATCAAAGTTTATAAACCACTGACTCTCAGGTGCAATGGCTGTGGGCCAATTGCTTATTACATCTAAATAATAACGGTAGGGACTAGTAGCCATTTAGAATACTTATCCCTACGGTTATTTAGATAAGTTATCCTATTGGAGAAGCTTCTGGCTGAATCCAGAATTGGTAAGCGATTGTTGCTTGTAGCTCTACGATTTCACCAGCGGTTGTGCTGTTAAGTGTATATTGTCCAACGTTTGTACAATATGCACCAACAAGGTTATAAACTCTAAGAACCTGTCCACCTTTGCCCATAAGAGCTAATCCTACTCCACCAAGATCCTTGACTTCATAAGCACCTGTACTTGTAGCATCATCGAATGTACCACGAGTCCAGAGTTCGAGCTTTTGACGAATTCCAAGATCCTGTGGCATACGGAATGTAACATTCCATGATTCACTACCGGGATAATTAGCTGTACCGGGAACATTGAACTTCAGACCCATGAAAGGAACTGAAATGTTTGTGATAGCTCTCTGTGGGAGAGAGGTTGATGTTACATAAACCAAGTCGTTCTGATCGAATACGATGTTTGTTGCACCTGAGTTTATGTAGAGTACACGGAAGAGATTTTGACGAGCAAAGTCTCTGTTAATTGCAGTCTGGAAGAATGCATCAATGTCTTGGTTTGCGAATAAGTTTCCCATATGTTTTAAATATTTATCCTATAGTATTAGCCAATCAGTTCATTAAAGTTAACTCCAGTGCGTGTTGCGATGAAGTCACACAATATAAATTCAGCAGTTCTTACTGGTTGAATATAGATTGAAACTCTTAACTCATTGTTGTCAATGACATCAGGTGTATTGTTTCTCTCGTCACATACGATCTTGTAGTCATAAAGACCTTCATAAGTCTTAGCCTGATCGAATGTTGGCTTGAGTGCGTTAGCTAAACGAGTTCTTGTTGTGAATGTATTAGGCTCGAACACATAGAACTTTAAGACATTCTTTGTTGTCTTTTCTAATGTGAGGAAGAGTCTTCTTACATTGATTCTGTCGAATGCTGATGGCTTGGTGTAGAGTGTCTTCTGTCCGAAGATTACATAACCATCACCGGGGAAGAATGCAATTGGGTTTACATTGATTCTGTAGAGAAGATCACGCTGTTTCTGAGTTGGACTAATACCTACGTCAGTTACGTTTGTGAGTGCTCCACGACTGAAACCTGCTGGTGCAATCCAAGGATAGCTATTCTGAGATACTGTAGCAAATGTTGCTGCAACCCAACCAGAAGCAGGAACCCATACTTGCTTGTTAGAAGCTGCATCATTTGTCTTGAGCCAGTTACCATATACTGTTGCATAGCTTGAAATACTACCAGCATAAAGGTTCTTTAAGGGCCAATATACATCAGATGAGAATACGAATCCAGCATTCTTGGCTACCTTTGTGTTTGAACCTTGTACGAAGATATTTCTGAGAGGATCAGCAATAAAAACATGATCCTTTCTTGTATTATCAGCAAAGGCTAGGAATTGTCCAGCAATATCCTGATAGTCAGAGGCAACACCACCAACTGGATCATTTGTCTGAGTCTTAAGAACAGAGATATTTACGTTATAATTCTCATCAAAGATTTTAGGCTCCATGTAGTTACTATTTCCATAGTTAGGATCACACCATCTTGCCTTGGCACTTGTCCAGATTGTTCCTAGACCAGCTTCTGCTGTTACATCAAGCTCTAAATCAAGATTGTCGATGTTACTGAGAATTCTCTGGAGCTTGAGAGGTACGTTACCAACATCACCTGCTACTGTATTTGTATCAGAAATATATACGCCCTGTGAGAACATATTCTTTGTTTCTGAAGCCAATCTTACTGTCTTGGCTGGTATACCTTCTGGTGTTAACCAATTTCCAGTATTTGAAATATAAGGATTTGTTATAACCTTGATATTTGAAGATGACTGATTAGTAACATTATCCAAGAAGAATGAAATAGGTGCTCCACCGTTCTTATTGTTCTGTGTACGGAGACCGTAGAGTGAACCAGTGTGTCCTTCTGTTACTACTGCATCAAGAACAACTGTGTCTTGGGCATAGATAGAAGTACGAAGCTTAAATACCATTAAGGTTAAGCAATCATTATAGAAAGGAGTTCCAAAATCATAATCTCTTGGGAATTGTTCGATTGTCTGTGATACGCTTGTACCTGTTGCTGAGTAAGCCTGTATTAAGCTGAAGTTTAGACGAGCATCAGGAATAGTTGTGAAGTATTGATGTGTACCATCATCGATTGTATATGCAGCCTTTGCACCTTGGATTGCATCAAAGTCAGTTGCAGGATTGTTGTTTGAATTGTCGGCTAATGCAACATAATATCCCTCATAAAGGTTGTTTACTGAAGTCTTAGCAGAATCAAGAACTACGATACCACCATACTTGATATCATCAGCGATGTAGATAGTACCATCTGTGTATCCATCAGCCCATACTACATTGTTTTCTACAATGTTCTGATATTGTTCATCGGTTAAAAGAACTGAATAAGGTTCTAATACTTGGAAATTTGTGGAATCCTCATACTTGGCAGAATCACTTGAAATAGGATAAACTAATGCACTATACTGATTTGAAAAACCTTCACCTGAACCAGATCCATATGGCATTCTGGTTACTAAGAGATTAGCTGGTGACTGAGTTAGAACCTGACGAGCAGAGTGATAGAGATATCTTTCTGCTGCATTTGTAGGAGTTCCAAAAACACTTTCGTATTCTGAAATACTTCCTACATTGATAATTTCATCAGTTGGTCCTTGTGCAGCAAAACCTGTAACGAAAACATTTGTTGCGCCAGATGGTCTTGCAATTACACTGAGATCTACTTCATTAATTTGTACACCGGGAGATGTGATTGTTCTTGTTGCCATAAATTATAATACTATTTACCTTTGACCAATATCCATTTACTCATTTTTTATTGAGAAAATTGATATGACACATATAATTATAGGTAGAATGAACAACTTTACCAAAATAATAGAAAAAGCATTTGAATCATTAAATGAGGCTGGAATTCAATCACCAAACAACCCAATCTTAAAACAAGCAGTTCAAACAATAGACAAGGCTATTAATAATAGTGGAGCTATTAATGCAAATCCAAATGCTAAAGCATTAGCAAGTCAGTTGTTCAGTTCTCCTGCTGATATTGAGGATAATCCGCTTCACAGTGCATTTAATAAAATCAAGATGAATCCTGATAATCCCAATTTAGAAGATCATGAAAAGGAAGCTTTCCTTTCTGCTGCTGAAACATTAAAACCAAAACAGCCCACAACTTCTACAACAAAAACAGCAGATGAGACTGAAGGGGAATCTGGTACAACTACAAGTACACAGACAACACATCAGCCAAATGCAACTCAATATAACCCTCTTAAACAAGCTTAGTGTTTAGAGTAAATATTAGAAATAAACATTAATCGTTTTAAGATAAAATTCTTAAAGCGTAAAATTCTATGAGTAAAAAAACTCGTCCCAAGAGACAGTCTGACAGAAAACAATCTGGCAGAATTAACCACGAGCCAACCGTAATTCAAGCTGGCAAGACAGAAGATAATTCCCCTTATGTCTTTCAAAGAGATAAAATATCTTTTGATTTAACAATCAAAAATTTACCTTGGACAGATAAGCAAAAAGAAATTATTGCTACTTTCTTAGATAAGAAAACAAAGGTATTATTTCTTAAAGGTCCGGCTGGTACATCCAAAACAACTCTTGCGATGTATTGTGGGTTGACTCTTCTTAATATGAGAAGAATATCCGACATGGTTCTTGTGAGATCAGCAGTTGAATCATCAGATTCAAAACTTGGATTTCTTCCCGGTGATGTTGCTGAAAAATTTAATGTTTATCTGACACCTTTCCATGATAAATTCGAAGAACTTCTCTGTAAAGCCCAATTAGACAGGCTTGAGAAAGATAATCGTTTAACAATTTGTCCAATTAATTTTGCAAGAGGTCTTCATTTCTCTGCAAAGTTTGTATGTGCTGATGAGGTTCAGAATTTCTCAAAAAGAGAAATACATACTCTTATGAGTCGTATCGGTGAATTTTCAAAGGTATTCCTCTGTGGTGATCCAGAGCAGAGTGATTTACCTGCTGGTAAATCAGGTTTTGATAAAGTGTATAACCTTTTCAATAATGATGAGGCAAAAGAACATGGTATTTTCTGCATGGAATTGACCGAAGATGATATTGTTCGTTCTGAACTTTGTAAATTTATTACCCATAAATTCAAGGAATTACAGACAACCGAACAAACCAAGGCATATGAAAATACTTGGAAACCAACAGATTCTAAGTAAATAGAAATATGAATAATAATCCTTCATATAATACAGTTACAAACAAACCAGTTGGATGTTCCTTCTGTGGTGCTCAAGTACAGGGCAATGTAACTCCAGTTCAGAATCCTCATACAAAAGTCGTAGAAAACATTTGTAGATGGGTTTGTGCAAGATGTGGTAATCTAGTAAAGATGGGAAAAGTAGGTTAATATGGATCTCAATAAGGTATTAGAAGAATCTTTAGATGGCTTGTGGAATAACCGTCAATACGGTGGCACAAGTGAAATGCCTCGTAAAGATTATCAGCCCTATTCAAGTAGTGCTGGTTATACCTTCCCATATCAGGCTGGATCACCTCCAGTATTTCCTCCTACTGCTCCAGATCCTCAAAATACACCATCTATTCCTTGGCCCTTAAATACTGTTACTGATGATTTATCAGACAGTTTTGTATATCTTTTAGCAGCTGTTAAGAAGATGGAAAGATGTATAAAGGAAAATCCTTCATTGAATGAAAAACAAAAAAGTGCTGTAAAATCACTCATGAATATTGCAAATGAATCTCTAAAACGTATAGAAGTTATAGGAGCAAATATAATAACAGTAGCTAATTTAGCAGAAGAATTGCCTCCCCAATCCCCTATAACAGGCGAAAAATATTAAAAAGTTCTTTACATTATTAGTTATTTCATGCATACTATAGGCATGAAAGTTACAAAAGAAACAGTATTATTCATTCGATCTACAATTACAGTGTTGATCACATCAGCACTTATTTCCTTATCCATATGGATGCTAAATGGAAATTATATTGCTGGTTTCGTTCTTGCATTTAGTATTCAATATATTCTATTTGGATTTATTGGTAGTATCATAAATAATTATTTTAATCAGATTACACGACAAAAGGAGCTTGATAAACTTGAGCAGTTATCAACTATTCTTGAATGTGCATACTGTAAAAAACATAATGTTATGACCTTTATTCCAGATGAGAATGAAAGAGTTGAGTTTATATGTGAAAGTTGTGAAAAGAAAAACTATGTAAATATCAATTTCACAGTAGCCAGAGTTACAGAACCTCTTACATTAACTCCTACGATCCCTGATCCTAGTGTTCCAACAATTCCAGTTTCTAAGGAATAAAAAAATGAAAATAACAAAAAACAAACCTCAACAGACACTTTCTTGGTGGGAGAAAACTAATAATGAAGCATCAATGTTAGCTAAATGGATAGCATTATATGAAGCAGTTAATATCGTAGCAGAAAAAGCAGAACAAAGAGGAATTGCTCCTAATGATATTGTTTATAAACCAAAACCTATTCGTGATTATATTACAGCAACTCAAGATATTATTCTAAAAAAGATTCTTCAGGAAGACTATAATATTGAAATTTGTTACTCCGAGGAAGAGCCAAATTCCAATTTAGAGATTGATATTATTCAATAATTTCCGTAAACAGAAGTATTATCACAAGGATTATCACTTATATAATCGAAATTATTAAGACCAGCTTCATTGGCTTTGTCATTATCATCAAGTTGATTATTTCCTGCACCTGCATTTGGTGCAACTGTTCCAAAGTTATCTGTTGAGGTTCCTGTCTCAAAGCTATAGTCAAATCTCTTAGCCTTAAAGAACCATACATAATGACCTCCTAGAGGATTGCCTTGAAATTCATCAATTACTTCTGTTAGTTGATAAACAGTTGGACCTCTTTTTGGATAATTTAATCTATCGGCTCCATATTCAGAAAGTGTCATTACATCTCCTGATTTAGGTTCAGAAGACAATCCATAAATCATTGTAAAATGATTAGGATGAATAACACCTGACATATCACTATCTGCTAAAATTCCAAATTTAGAAAGAAGCAAAGCATCATTGTTAAGATTTAACAAAACTATCATTTTATTACCAGCACCAAATCCTGCTATAGGATCTTCACCATAAAGAAAATTAGAAGAAGATAATGTTGTGGTATTTGTATAATAGAGAATTTCTTGACCGTTGATTTCAATTTGCTCTTTCCACCAATCAGAAAAAAGTTTTCTTTGTGATTGGTTTTCTTGTTTATTAAGATATCTTAAGGTCTCCATATTACTCTTAGTTCGTTAACCTACTTAAAGTAAAAAGCTTAGTATTGGCATCATAATTTATATTGATGCCTGTTTTATTAATAGCCTTAGTGTATGATTTATCAGGAATATGATTTATTCTATATGTCTTTAGAATTCTATGTGCAGAAGGAGCATTGATGTTCCATTTTCCTTTTTTATTGTTCTTAACAATATTATCAATAACAGGATCATCCTTTTTACCAGCAGATCCATAAAACCTAGCAACCTGATTTTGATGTTTCCTATTAGTAGAACGAATAGGATTTTGATGATGCTTTCTTGTATTAGGAGTAAACCTTTCCTTAGAAGCACTAAAGAATTTTGAAAAATTTTCCATGTTTATATACTTACTTACAAAAAAAAATTCCGTCACAAGGACGGAATTTTTTTCGTTATTATTATTTTATACTATTATTACTGATCAAAAAGACCTTTACCAGCAGTTACTCCACCAACATTCTGTTTACTTTTACCTGTAAGAGACTCACAATCAGCGTGAAGTTCTTCTGGCTTGCCGTCAACCTTCTTACCCTTAACAACTTCAGCTTTCTTCTTGGTTACAGGAACTGCACCTTTTACTGTGTGGCTAGAAGCCTTTGTAAGACCCTTTTCTAGCTTTTCTTGATCAACTAAAGCGTGTCCCTCTATTTCAGCTTCTACAGCTTCATTTGCAAAAGGAATTTCTTCAGCTTCTTCTTCCTCAGACTCATCCTCAGAACCTTCTTCTTCGCCTTCCTCAGACTCTTCAGATTCTTCTTCGGATTCTTCGTGTGCTGCAAGTGCTTCTAAAGCTTCAACAGCGGATTTAAGATGATCTAATACAGATTGAAGACTGTGCTCTTCGCCTTCCTCTTCGCCTTCTTCAGACTCTTCTTTATCACCCATTTCAAGATCAAGTCCTGTGTCATCACCGTGATCTTCGATCTTACCTTCGAAGTCAAATGAGTCACCAGCTTCGTCACCGAAAGCTTCTTGTGCAAGGATTTTATTGTAGAGAAGATCAAATGGATTCTTTGACTCACTGCTTACTGCCTTTGGAAGAGCATCGGCATCCTGTTCGGAATGTGGTCCCTTAACAGGCTTTTCGACTTCCTTGACAGACTCAGGACCAGAATCCTTTGAGAGGGATTTTGCCTTTTCTGCACCTTCAAGCTCTCCGGTATTGTCAACTGCAACGCTGGAGTTCTTCTTTGTGGTATCTTCGTTTAATACTGAGAGGTATGATTGAATGAATGACATATGTTGTAATATTATTTACCTTCGTTTGAATACAATTCAATAAATTTTATTTATTTCTTTTTCTTTACTGCTTTAGATGTAATCTTTTTGCCGTATTTCTTTGCACTCTTTTTTACATCTTTTACACATCTTTCCTTTTTAGGTTTGTTTTCGATCTTACCACAAACAGCCCAAGGATTTATCTTTTTCTTGGCTTCTTCTACAACCTTTTCATAAAGGCTTTCTAATAATACTAGGTCTTGTTTATTCATATATGTAGACCTACTTACAAATCAATCAGACGCTTTCTAGCATTTGTGCAGCTTCTTTTCTATAATCAACTGGTTTAATCAGTTCATAATCATCTTCACCAGCTACCCAAACTATCCCCAACTCTCCTACTTGAAATGGTGAATTTCTTTCGATGATTAATTTGTAAAGCCAAAGCTGTAGACTATACTTTGACAATTCGCATTTAGGAATGTAATCATACGGATCTAATAAAGTTTCTCCATAATCATTTTTCCTATTAATTTTCTTATTTGTTTTGTAATCAAAGATAGCAAATTCATTGGTTTTTTTATTGAAGGAAAGGTTATCAATAGTTCCACAAACCTTTGATCTTTTATCACCAACTACAAACTCAGATTTAATAAGGATATGATCTTGTTTCCACCAATCATAGAAATTCTTAAAGTTCCTGATAAACAAAGCCATTTCTTGGTAATATTTTTCTAAATCTTCTTTATGATATCCTGCACTACCACTAATAAAATTTATAATTGCCTGTCTATCCAAAGGAGCAAATCTTCTTTCCAAGAAATTCTCAACATAAAGGTGGAATTCAGAACCTTTGTGACATGAATAATTTTTGTTATATTCCCATTGTTCAATGATTTGTTTAACAGAAACTCCTTGTTTATTGGCAACACGCTCCGCTATCTTTTGTGTATCAAAAGGCTTCTCATATCTTCCTATAAGACCAGAAACAGAAGTTATAGCTTTCTCTCCATCAATTTCATAGTTATGATCTTTATCAAAAAATCTAACAGAAGAAAACGAATCATATAACTCTATAAGAGTTTGTAAATTTGGAGGATTAAAATTTATCATTTTCCAAATCCTACAACACGATCATGTTTCTCTTTCTTTTCTTGGAATTGAATCTTAGTCTGAAGATTGTAAATGTCTGCGAGAGACATAGAATCTTTAATCTCTTCTTTAATGAAATTTTTTGGATAGTTTAAGGTTTCTGCAAGTCTAATAGCATCCTTCTTAGTAAGAGGAGTGAATTCATAGTCAATCTGAAGTCTTCCCTTACGACGAAGAGCCTCATCAATATCTTGTTTAGCACAATTATATGTAAGAATAATTGCAGTCTTCATGATATCACTCATGATACCATCAGAAAGATTGAGAAGAGAAGATACAGAAGAATTGCTTCCACCGTCTTCACGCTTCATAATAGCCTTTTCAGCATCTTCTAGAACAAGAACCGAATTGGGTTTGCGTAAAAGAATAGAAAGACTATTAGGATCTGTTGTAAAATATTCAAGCATGTTAGTAGGGACATAAATAAAGTCTCTATCAACTATATTTGCTAGATATTTAATATATGTAGTTTTACCTGTGCCGGGTGATCCATGAAACATATAAAGACCACTAGGTTTTTCTTTTAATCTGGTAGTTACAATATCATTAATCTCTGTGAACTTTTCACCATAATTTAAAACAAGATCCATATCTTTTATTGTATCTAACTTGATAGGTTCAAAGTCATATTCTCCGTATTGATTCTTAATAAAGATATGAACTCTTCCTTTGGTTTTCTGAAGAATAAATTTCTCAAAATCTTCAATAGGAAATTTATCAACTGTAACTGGTGCTGCAAAGGTTAATGTAAATATTTTATTATCAGGATTATATTCCTTTTCTTCTTCACTTTCGGTAAAAACATTTAAGGAACCCGGAGGAATTGATAAACTGGAATTTGCAAATGCCGTCTCTACATCATCTGGTTGGTCTTTTAAAGAAATGCGAATATATACGTTTTTATAGTAAAACCAAAATGTACCGCCTCTCATTCCTCTATAAGTATCCTTTATAACCAAGGAAAGCTTTCCTACAGAAGTATATGAAAGAAGCTTGGAATTATCCATCAAAAACTTGAATATATCACCTGTATATTCATCATCTGTATAGAACAATCCTATAGAAGTTCCATATTTTTTTTCGATATACCTCCTTATAGGGAACTCGTTGTCATTAATGACATTATAAAAAGGATCTTCATTTCCAGAAATCCTCAGTGATTGTATTTTATCTTTTTTCTGCAAGAACATCCTATTAGTATACCTAAAACAACTCTATATGCAAGAAATATTTTTGTCAGAGTAAAGGAAAAAAGTTCTTTACATGATATTGTTTTTGTCTATAATTATTAGGTATCTATGGAAAAACTATCTAAAAGGGATCTAGCATCCATTTATAACCAGTGCTTAAGGTTAGTAAAGAGAAAACCGCCTGAATTCTTCCTTTTTAGGAAAATGAGAGCCTGTCATGGAATTTGTGATTATGAGATGGAAATTTTAGAATTTGATCATCGCAAAGACTTTTTAAGAACCGCATATCATGAATGTGTCCATTACCTATATCCTTCTTGGAGTGAAACCAAAGTAATATACACCGAATCTCGTCTCATAAATAACATATCTTTATTAGATACAACACGCTTTTTGAGAGATCTTTCAAATAAACTATATAAAGCAGAATTACATAAAAGTTTGATGGAGAAGAGAAAACGAAAATACAAAAAAAATAAAAATAAAAGAGTTGTCAAACGTCAAAGAAAATCATAAAATTGTTGTAAATAGAAGTACAATTTTATGATATTCGAAGAACAAATAAGCCGTAAACCTAACAACTATCCTTGGACAGAAGAATTCATCGAAGCAATGCACAATGGCTTTTGGACAGACAAAGAATTTAATTTTAAATCTGATGTTCAACAATTCAAAGTAAATTTGAATGATCAAGAAAGAGAAATTGTCATTCGTACTCTTTCTGCAATTGGTCAGATTGAAATTGCAGTCAAAACATTTTGGGCAAAGCTTGGAGAAAATCTTCCCCATCCATCACTTTCGGATCTTGGATATGTAATGGCAAATGTTGAAGTTATTCACAATAATGCATACGAAAGATTAATTTCTGCTCTTGGATTGGAAGATATTTTTGAAAAGAATTTAAAGCTAGATTGGATCGAAGGAAGAGTGAAATATCTTAGAAAATATACTCACAGATTTTATAAGGATTCTAAGAAACAATATCTCTATGCTTTGATTTTATTCACATTGTTTGTTGAGAATGTTTCTTTATTCTCACAATTCTATGTAATCAATTGGTTTGCTCGTTTTAAGAACGTTCTTAAAGACACAGACCAACAAGTAAAATATACTCGTAACGAAGAACAGATTCATGGTCTTGTTGGCACAAGAATCATTAATACAATTAGAGAAGAGTATCCAGAACTTTTTGATGCGGAGCTTGAAGCTAAGATTGCACACGAAGCAAGAGAAGCGTTTAAGTCTGAATCGGAAATTGTAGATTGGATGGTTAATGGTATTAACGAAGAAAACTTATCTGCTCCAATTCTCAAAGAGTTTATCAAGAATCGTATTAATGAATCGCTCATTCAAATTAAATTCAAGCCTGTGTTTGAAATTGATAAGGAAATTCTTAAGAAGACAATGTGGTTTTCAGAAGAATTGATTGGTAATAACATGACTGACTTTTTTCACGGTAGACCAACAGAATATTCTAAAAAATCACAGTGTTTTGATGAATCTGAATTGTTTTAATTAAACATTTTTCTTGCAATCGACCAGTTCTTACACTAAGTATATCTAGTATGCAAAAACTAGATAATAAAACTTTTATCGAAAGATCAAATAAAATCCATAATGGGTTTTATGATTATTCTCTTACAAATTATGAACATAGTTTAAAAAAAGTAAAAATAAAATGCCCAACACATGGTTTTTTTGAAATGAAACCAAGTAACCATATAAACAATAAACAAGGATGTTTTTTATGTGCTAGGAAAAAAACATCAGATGCATCTAAAAAAGGATTGGGTGGTTTTTTAGAAGAAATAAAAAATAGGAAAAATTTTAAAAATTATGATTTTTCAAAAATCAAAGAATTTAAAACATTAAAAGATCCTATTGTATTTTTTTGTAAAAAACACGGAGAATATAAAACAGCACCTAGAAATGTACTAAGAAGTAATTTTTTTGGGTGCAAAGATTGCAGAATTGAAAATGATCGTTTTGATACTTTAAAATTTGTAGAAATATCTTCAAACTTACATAAAAATTTTTACAATTATGATAAAGTAAAATATTTTAAGGCACATGATGAAGTTATTATAACTTGTCCAAAACATGGAGATTATACATGCAAACCATATATACACATGGCTGGTGGTGGATTTTGTCCGAAATGTACAACATTTGTAAGTTCATATGAATTGGAAATAGAAAAATTTTTAAAATCAATGGAAATAGAAAATATAAATACTTCCGTTAGAAATATTAAAGATATTAAAGAAATTGATATTTTGTGTAATGATCAAAAAATAGCCATAGAATTTAATGGTCTTTATTGGCATAGTGATTTATTCAAAGAAAAAAATTACCATCAAGAAAAAACCAATAAGATGAATTCTTTAGGATATCGTCTTATTCATATATTTGAAGATGATTGGATAGAAAAAAGATCTGTATGTGAAAGTATTTTAAGAAATTCATTCAATAAAAACGAAAACAGAATTTTTGCTAGGAAGTGTGAAATAAAGGAAGTTTGTCTAAATGATTCTAAAGAATTTTTAAAAATGAATCATATACAAGGTCATTGTATATCAAAGTATAGATATGGATTATATCACAATGATAAATTAGTAATGCTTTTGACTTTGGGTAATAATAGAAAAAATTTAGGAACAAAATCAAAAGTTGATGAATTTGAGTTACTAAGAATGTGTAGTGTATTAAACACCAACATTGTCGGCGGAGCATCTAAACTATTAGATTTTTTTATTAAAAAACACAACCCAAAAAAAATTACAAGTTACTGTGATAAAAAATATGGAACAGGTATAATGTATGAAAAACTTGGATTTAAACACCAATATGATACTAAACCTAACTATTTCTATGTGAAAGGAAATAAAAAATACAATAGATTTTCATTTAGAAAGGATGTATTGATTAAAAAAGGATACGATAAAACCAAAACAGAATCGCAAATCATGAAAAAATTGGGTTATAATAAAATCTATGATTGTGGTAGTATGAAATTTGAATGGAATAAAAAAATTTCATAAAAATGTTTTTTTTTTTTTGGTAAATATTAAATATGAGAAATAAAGATACAATTTTGTTAGAGAATGCTTATAAAGAAACTTATACCAAAGAAAGAAATTCTAAATTAGAAGAAAACGGAAATAAATTAGTTAATCATATTTATGATATGATAGAAGATGCATTTTTAGACGATAAAGTAAATTTTGATATATTTGATAGACTCATTAAAGTAATAGAAGAAATAAAAAGACGTTATCCAAATGGTATGAGACCTTATGGTGGAAGTGATAACAACAAAACCAAAGAAACTTTATCAAAATTATTCAATCCTTCCGAATTCGGAGAATAAAAATATGAAATTTGATATTCTGGTTGAAAATATATTAAACCAAAATAATAATATTGTCACAGAAGATTTACCATTAAATAAACCTATTAGAATTAAAAATTGTGGAAATTTTATAAGAATTGATGATAAAACACTTTTAGGTTTAAATGGTAATAAAAATCCTTTTAAAAAATATTTAGGTAAAACTATTATTCCAGATAATCTTACGGTTGAAGATTTTTATTTGTGGATAGATTACAGACAAAAAAAAATAAGTGAAGATGAATTAAGATCTCGTTTAAGTTATAAATTTTGATTGCTATTCACTAGTAATCTGCTAAGATATAGGTATCAATTTTATGACAACAACACAAGAACCGTACTATTGGCTTAATAAAGATTCTATTAAATTTTTACATAGAGGATATCTACTTGAAGGAGAAGAACCAAAGAAAAGATATAGAGACATTGCAGAAACAGCAGAAAGAATTTTAAACATAAAAGGATTTGCTGATAAATTTGAAGATTATGTATCTAAGGGATTTTACTCTTTGAGTTCTCCTATAGTTTCAAACTTTGGTCGTAAGAGAGGTCTTCCTATTTCTTGTTTTGGTTCTCATATTCCCGATACAATGGCAGGGATCTTGGAGAAGGTTGCCGAGGTTGGTATCATGACAAAAAATGGTGGAGGAACTTCTGCTTACTTTGGTGATCTTAGAGCAAGGGGCGAGGCTATTTCATCTGGTGGAGAATCAACAGGATCAGTACATTTTATGGAGTTGTTTAATAAACTCATGAACGTTGTATCTCAAGGTAATGTTCGTCGTGGATCTTTTGCAGCTTATCTTCCTATTGATCATGGAGACATTGAAGAGTTTTTAAAGATCAGAGGTGAGGGAAATGAAATTCAAGATCTTTCTATTGGTGTTACTATTTCTGATGAATGGATGAAATCCATGCTTGATGGTGATAAAGAAAAAAGAAGAATTTGGGGATTGGTACTCAAGAAGAGATTTGAGTCTGGTTATCCATATATTTTCTTTACTGATAATGTAAACAAACAAGCACCACAAGTTTATAATGATAAGAAACTAAAGATTACTCAATCAAATCTTTGCACAGAAATCATGCTTCCAAATAGTGATGATGAATCATTTGTTTGCGATCTATCTTCAATGAATTTAGAGAGATGGGAAGAGTGGAAAGATACTGATGCAGTTGAGACAATGATTTATTTCTTGGATGCTGTCATGTCAGAGTTCATTGAAAAAACGAAGGGTATGAAATTCATGGATGCTCCTCGCAATTTCGCAATTCGTCATCGTGCATTAGGTCTTGGTGTTCTTGGTTGGCATTCTCTCTTGCAGTCAAAAATGATTGCATTTGAGTCAATGGAAGCAAAACTTCTTAATTCAACTATTTGGAAAACCATTCGTGAAAGAGCAGACAAAGCAACTAAAGAACTTTCCGAATTAATTGGTGAACCAGAACTTCTTAAAGGTTATGGTCGCAGAAATACTACTACACTTGCTGTTGCTCCTACAACGTCATCCTCATTTATCTTAGGTCAGGTTAGTCCGTCTATTGAACCAAATAATAGTAACTATTATGTTAAGGATCTTGCCAAAGGAAAGTTCTCATATAAGAATCCCTATCTCAAGAAGCTCTTAAAAGAAAAAGGTAAGAATGATGATGACACTTGGATGGACATTCTCAAGCATAGTGGATCGGTTCAGCATGTTGATTTCCTCACCCAAGAAGAGAAAGATGTTTTTAAGACATTTGAAGAGACTTCTCAGAAGGAAATTATTATTCAGGCTGCTTCTCGTCAAAAGTATATTGATCAGGGGCAGAGTTTAAACATGCTTATTCCTGCTGGAACACCACCAAAGGCTGTTAATGAACTTATCATTTTTGCATGGGAACAGGGTATTAAGAGTCTCTATTATCAAAGATCAACCAATCCAGCAAAGGAACTTGCTCGTTCAATTATGACATGCAAATCCTGCGAAGCATAATATTCTTATTTCTGATTGGTGTTTGTTCTGCACAAACAGCCAAACCCAATCAGGAAGGTTATGTAGATAATCCTAATATTGATGTTATTAATAAACATTTACAAGAAAATTATAAACTGACTTTATTCAAAAAGTTAGGATTAATCCTAACTGGTCAAGTAGTAAAAGAAACAGATAAAAACTTAAATAATAGAACATATACTAATTTTAAGATAGAATTTTAGTAAGTAATTTTATGAAGTTCAATACTCTAGTAGAAAATGTTTTAAATGGTCTGGCAAAAGGTCAGACTATTGAGAGCCTTGCTACTAAGCATAATGTAAGTTTAGAAGAGCTTCAGAGCGAATTAAATGCGGGTCTTGAGGTAGAAAGAGAGCATACTCAAGACGAAGAAACAGCAAAAACAATTGCTATGGATCATCTGTTTGAAGATCCTAAATACTACACAAAACTAAAAAGAGTAGAAAAAACTTCTTGATCTTTTTGGTTATTTCCTATAGTATATAGGAATGAAAATTGGTATATACAATAGATCGTATTAAACATCATCCAGATATTGTCAAAAAATATGAGATTTACACCTAACAATATATCACATCTAGAAAATGATGAAATCTTTGTATTCGGTTCTAATGAAGCTGGAATACACGGAGCAGGAGCAGCCAAACTTGCATTTGATAGATTCGGTGCAGTATGGGGAATTGGCGTTGGTCATCAAGGAAAAACCTATGCCATACCTACCAAAGACTATGTTATTAAAACTTTGGATTTAATAGAGATTAAAGATTATGTTAATGAATTTCTTATTTATGCAGAACAAAATCCTGACTTTACTTTTCTTGTAACAAAAATAGGATGTGGTTTGGCTTCTTATAAAGAAGAAGATATTGCACCTTTATTTGAAGGATATCCTTTAAATGTAGTTCTTCCAAAAGAATTTGTTGACATTATTAGGTCATAATGTTAATATATAAAAATGAAATATAAAGAAATCAAAACTAGAGAAGAAGCATACCTTGAGTTTACCGATGAGGAAATGCAAGAGTATGGTCTTAACAAAGGTGATAAGTTTACATGGGAGATTCAGGAAGATGGTTCTGTCTTTCTCAGAAAATGGAAGAAGCTTGATGTTGAATTAGATGAATATCCAAAAGAACTTCTTTTATTTCTTATTAAACATTCTTTGGATAATGATTGTACCATCAATGATACATTCAACATTCTTCTCGAAGAAGCTTTAAAAGAAGATTAAAATTTTATAATGGGTAGATCGCATAGTGGCTATTGCAGGAGACTGTAAATTTCCCGTCTTAAATGACATCGAAGGTTCGAGTCCTTCTCTGCCCACCATTTTTTTTTCTAGAAAACTAGTATCATACATATATTAAGTATTATATGTATGGATGTTCCAAAATACGATAGCAACGTAATTAAATGGAGCGGCTTCTTTGGAACTCCAGAAGAAGCAGATTCTGCATTAGAACAGAAAAGACTATTACTAGCAAAAAATAAATTAATCGTAAGTGCTAAAAAAGAATTAACTAAAGGAAAATCTCACGGATTATTTCTTTTTAAATTTACAATTATAACAGCTTAGATTAAAGCTTAGAAAGAATACCACCAACTCTCTTAGATCCAACTGTATCAGCAAATTGCTTCTCGGTCATTTCTATTGCTTTTCCTTTTGCTTCTTGAGGAGCATTTACAATCATGTCCATAGGGAACTTATCAATATTGAAATGTTTTGTTTTGATGTTAAAATAGTGAGGATCAATGTTTTTGGAAGCATTTGATTTTGCATCAAAGAAAACAAACCAACGATTATTTTCTTCTGTGTTTAATACAATACACGCATAAACATAATATCCATTAATATAATCAGCCTTAACTTGTTCTACTTTCCAATCTTTAGGAAATCCCATTTCAGAAGGATGTGCTTCAATATTTTCATAATAATATTTCAATCTATCACCAACAAGTTTTGCAATTTGGCTCTTTATATTTTCCTCGGAAGGAACAGGTCTTCTGAATCTATTTGCTCTTTCCTCAAATGCTTTATTGATATTTTCTCCTATATTAACTACACTTGGGCTAATGTTAATAGAAGGAACAACCATAGTATTCATTGTATGTTCTGGTTTTCTCATCTGTACGTTTTCTGATAAATTGTTCATAATAATAACTTATCCAAAAAATATCTATTATTTAGTGTAAAAGTATTTAAATCTGATAAATAGGTAATATGATATACGATAAGGACATGAATCAGATTTTCGAAAGATACCTTTCGGTTATAGAAAAAAATCGTATTCATCAAAAGCCCAAAAGACTTATAAAGGAGCAAAAGGAAAAGAATGCACCTACTATTGACGATGAAACTTTCAAAGAACTTGATCTTAGATTGGCTCGTTCTAGATATGTTCTCCAGAAGACTTTCCCTTTCTATTGGAGAATTTTAAACACATTAAAGACAGTAATGACTTATGATGTCGATACTATGGCTGTTGATGCTATAGGAAATATCTATATCAATCCAATTTTTGCTACAAAAAATCTTGATCAAGATGGAGTTACAGCAGTTTTAGTTCATGAATGCGGTCATGTTGTTGGTCTATCCTTTTTCAGAAAAGGATCAAGAAACCATCAACTATGGAATGTAGCTACAGATTATATTATCAATAGAGATCTTTCAGAAGATGGATTTAAGCTTCCTGATAGTGATGATTTTAGAGCACTATTACCAAGAAAAGGAACAGATGGAAGATGGCGTATCGAAAAATATGGTAATGTGGATATTACTGATTTTACAGCAGAAAAGATGTATACATTCATTGAAAATTGGCAAAAGAAAGATCCTGACAAGGTTCAGGATGATATTGAATCTTCAGAGAAGTTCGATCAGCCTATTGATCCTACTGGTGAAGAGGATGAACAAGAGGGCGAAGGAGAGGGGCAGGAAGGTGAGGGCGATTCTGAAGGTGAAGGGGAGGGAGAGGGAGAGGGAGAATCTGGTGATAAGGAAGGCAAAGGCAAGGGAAAAGGCAAGGGAGATAAAGGCGAAGGTGAGGGAGAAGGTGAAGGTGAAGGTGAAGGTGAGGGAGAAGGAAAGGGCAAAGGTAAGGGAAGCGGTGAGAGTGAGCAAGAAGGCGAAGGTAGTGGAGGCGGTGGTGGAAAACCAGAGGAACAAAAGGAAACCGAAGCTAAAAAAAAGCCTAAGAAGCCTACTCCTATACAAGCACCAAATAACGATGAAAGATATGAACCTAATGAAACAGATTCTAAAAAGGATCTAGATCAACAGGAAAAGGATCTTACTGACATAATACAAAAAGCATATGATCAGACTTTAAGAGAAAATCCGGGTTCAGCTAGTCGTGGAACAGGTGCAGGAAGCGGAACAGGTGGACTCATTAAAAAGGAAATTTTAAAAACAAAAACAGATTGGAAATCTTTATTAAGAAATTTCGTAGGAGGTCTTCCTACTATGGAACAGAATTGGAGAAGACCAAGTTCTCGTTATTGGGTGGGTGCTAGTACCTATATGCCTAGTGAAAAGCTTGTAAAAGACAAGTTAGACCTTATTGTGGCTATTGATACTAGTGGTTCTATATCATCAAATCAGATTCATACATTCTTAAATGAAGTAGCATCAATCGTATCAAGTAGAAAAACCGTAAAATTAAAGGTTCTTTTCTGGATGGATGATGTTTATACAGAGACTAATATCGACAGTAAAACCATGAGTCTTGATAAGATTAAGGCAGAATTGGGTAAAATGAAGATAAGAAATGACGGAGGAACTTATTTAAGCTGTGTTAAACAATATTTAGATTCTAAGCAAATTAAGAAAATAGAAGGTCTTATATATTTTACTGATGGTCATACAGAAGAAAATCCTTCCATACCAAAAGTAGAACAGAATAGAATTCTATATTTGATCACTCCCGGTGGTAAAACAGATATATTAGAAAAATATGCAGGAAGAGTTGTAGAAGTTAATATCAAATATTAAAGTAAATTTTGTAAATATAAGTGTAAATAATAGATAATATGTCAATCAAGAATAAAGATTTAGAAAATTTAATGGAAGAATATAGCAAAGTATTCTCTAATATAGTAGTTCTCAAAGAAGCTGCAAGTGATCAGGAAGCTAATCAAATGGCTGGTGGTAATTTAAAAGCACTTGAACAAACTCCTAATGAAACCGATGATATGGAAGATTTGGATCTTATTTCCAGAGCAGGATACAAAAGAGATTTAGGTACTTCTAAGGCACTTGCAGACGCTCCTAATCTTGATACATGGTCATATAAAACACTACATCTTGCAATCAATGCTGCTTTCGTAACAAAAGAACCTCTTTTAATTCTTGGTGATCCCGGTATTGGTAAGAGTGATACTGTAAGATCATTTGCAGAACAGATTGCAAGATCTTCAACAAAGGGAGAATACATAAAGCCAAGTGACTATAGTTTTGCTACACAGAAGTTTGACGCAAACCAACCAGAAGAGAATGGTTCTTCTGTTAGAGAATATGTGGATTGGTCTGAAGTTGATGAACAAAAGAAATTAGAAGTATTAAACAATCCACAAAACTATTTTGTAGTATTAGAATTAACTGCTACAGAACTTGATCGTCTTGATATTAAAGGTCTTCCTGAACAAGGAAAGGCTGAAGCTGGTTATCAGAAATATGTAAAGGGAATGGAACTTTATCTGATTACAAGAAAGAATCTAGAAGGATTCATTTTCTTGGATGAAGTTAACTTAGGTACTGTTGATGTAAGAAGTGCATTACTCAAGCTTATTCAGAAGAGAACAGTAGCCGATGACAAACTTTCACAAGGACTTGCAATAGTAGCAGCATCAAACATCCCCGGTAGAGGTGTTGATTCAGAACCTCTTAGTGCTGCCTTCTTAGGTAGACAGACAGGTGGTATTGGTATTTTAACAGTAGATCCTGATGGATGGTGTGATTGGGCAGAAAGTGTTGGTGTTGATGAAAGAGTCATTAACTTTATTAAGGAAAATCCAGATGATTATTTCTACACAACAGAAAATCTAACCGATATTCAATCTGAACAAAGACCATTTGCTTCTCCTCGTGCTTTCGTTGCATTTTCAAAGATGTATAAAAAGGCAATTCAGGATTATAAAAAAGCAATTCAAAGTGGTGTAAAACCTGAATATCCCTTTGAAAAATATGTTATCGAAAGAGGTGCAAAAATCACTGGTAGAAAATGGGTCACTGCTTTCATGAGTTGGGTAGATGAAATTAAGAATTTCAATCTTGATGAAGTATTAAAACAAAAGGATCTTGGAAAGAAAGATAGAGGTACTATTAAAACAGCTAAACTAGGACAAATTATTTATAATATCAAATCAAGACTAAGAACAGCAGCAAACAAACTTGTTAATAGTGGTGTTCATCTTGATGAATTAGATGAAGATACAATGAACGAAGCTGAAGTAGTTAAATTCCTAAATGATCACATCAATAGTGATCCACAGGTATTCAAGATATTTGAAGGTGCTGCCAAAGTATTAGCCAGAACAAATATTGAATGGGCTGGTATCTTACTCAGAGGTATTCTAAGTCAATTCCCAGAAGTACAGAAGAGACTTTTTATAGCCTTCTTACAATATGGTACATATGATCCAGCAACCAAGGCAGATATCAATGAGCCAAAGTCAGATAAAAATCCTGATGGTGGTGTATTTGAACAATTAGGAGAATTTGCAATATAATATGAAAAACAGAAAATATTTAAAAAGATTAGCAGAACAACATTTCTTTTTTGGAAAGAAGCTTACAGTAGAGGAATCCTTTCTATTAAAAAATTCACCATATTCCAAGCTTGTAAAGGAAAATAGACGCACCGTTGATAATGTCATTGAAAATGTTATGAAAGGTGAAAATTACAAGCAAGAAGAAGATGAAATTGAAACTCCTAAGAAGTTAAAAAAACTTAGAGGAATTCATGTTGGTCTTGATAGACAGGCTATTAAAGATTTAATTGATGATGTAGAATTAGAATTTGATCTTGATCTTACAAATCCATCACCTTTCAAATACCATAAGGTAGATCCTATAAAGTTAAAAGACTTTATCAGAAAAACTGCCAATATGGATGTTAATGATGTTCCTACTCTTGATCACATTAACAGTATAATAAACAGAGAAGATCTTAATTCTTCTTTAGATGTTCTCTATCGTTTATATACTGCTGCTGGAGTTTAATATTAACTCCACAAGTGTTGTTCACACTTGATACCATAAAAATCAAAAATTTCTAAGGCTGATTCGTCTCTCTTATAGGTCTCTCTGTAAACTACCTTTTTGATTGCGTGTCCAGCTATTAAAGTAGCACATGAACTACAAGGGAGAAGAGTACAGGCAAGTAGAACACCTTGTCCACGATCTATAAGAGAAAGAGCATTGGCTTCAGCATGTATCATATACTTCCTACGTTGGTCTCTATCGCTCCAGAATTCATCTGTAACATGTTTACCAGCAGCTAGACCATTATATCCTACACCAATGATTCTATTGTCAGAATTAAGAACACAAGATCCTACCTTCATATAAGGATCTTCAGAACGAAGAGCCGTTACTTCAGCAATCTTTAATGCATATTCTTCCCATGATAATCTATTAGGTTTTTTTTCCATATATTAATTTGTAAAATCTTTAAGGAAGATTTCCCATTCTCTGATATTATGTTTATTCCTAATGTAAAAAGTAACAGGCATATCCTTGGGTGCTGAAGGCTTACGAAGAAGTTTAAGACCTGATTCTTCGGGAGTCTTATCTGCTTTTTTAGCATTTACTTCTTTATGCGCTAATACGCAATTAGTCCAGCTTGTAACACCACCACGGCTCTTTGGAAGTACATGGTCAATATTTCCCTCACTATGATTAAGCTTTTTGCCTGTATATTGACAAGTACCGTTATCACGAATCCAAACATTTCTTGTAGTAAATTTAGGACGCTTTCTAGGAACCTTATCAAACTTGGAAAGAACTATTACTTTTGGAATCTTAATACTTCCATTAACAGTCTTAATATATAAGTCATTTTCATCATAAGGAAGATTCACCCAATCAGTCCAACGAAGAGGAACCATACAATCATTTCCTATGATATTCAATCCTGTTGCAGAATCATCATACATCATCGACAACGCTTCTGCTGGACTTTTTACATGAATTGCTTGCCAGCATCTATTGAGTACCAAAACCGTTTCTTGACGTAAATGTTGATTCATATCCATATATGATATGATATTTATTTAAGAATTACAAGCTAAAATTTGTAGTATCTTCTGTATTTTCTCTTTCGTCACCTTTATAGTTTGCATCTCTGGTGACAAATTTTGTTTCTAACTTCTGAATTTGTATATCAATTTTAGGTGTATGTCCTTTTGGAATTCTATCTTCAATTCCAATAAAATCAGCATTTTCATCAACTACAAATATCATTTGTAAATCAGTTACATTTAAAAGTATCTGTGATGATGTCCATACTTTATAATTGGTTCTATATGGCTCAAGATAACCATGAACTCCTTGATGGTGTTCTCTCATTTTGTTTAATAAATCTTCTGGACTGATAGCAAGTCTTGCTTCTTTGGTAGCCCAAAATACTCTGGAAAGTGTTGACTCTCTATCTTTGCCAAATTGATATCCCTGATCTGGATATGCAATACCATGATTGGCTCTTACGATAACACCATTTTTATCATATTTTTTGATAACTGGTTTTCCAAATTTTAACTTTTCAATTGAAATAAATCCATTCTCATATGCAACAGTAGTATGACCACCAAGACCTCTATCAAATAGATCTAATGATTTTACAACCTTTTCAGGATCAGTATATCCTAAAGCAGTTCTAATTTTATTACCATCACCACTTAATCTTCTAAGACGTTTTCCCTTGTTTTTACTACTACCTTCATTTTCATCTTTTTTACCTTGAAGAGTAGTATTTAAAATACCGATATGAGCTTCATTCATTCCCTCTGAATAGTCAGTATCCTCATCATACATATAGGCTACTTCAAGTCCATTTATTAACTCTCTAACAATTTTTATTCTAGGATAATATGTACGATCTCTGTTCTTGGTTAAAATAACCTTACCTTCTATTGAGATACCAACAGAAGTACATTCATTGATGTTACTGGCTTTATAATAGTCGTTAAACTGCACGAACTACTTACTCAAGGTTAAGAAGTTTCTTATAGACTTCTCTGTTGTTGTGGAGTAAATCACACTCTCCCCACGCACGAGAATCCATAGCATCATCATATTGAACATCAAGCTGCTCTAGATTCTTTTGTATCTCTTTCCTACAATCATTAGAAATTTTGGTAGATAGAAACTTTAAAATCTGATCAGCATCTTCATCTGATAAATGAAGAGTAAAACGTGCTCCATCATATTTTGATTCATAATCAAAAGACATTTTAAGATCAACTTCTGGTCCACATTGACTAAGAGGCTTTCCTGTGAAATCGGAATAGTAAGCCGCTTCTTCTCTTTCTGCTGGTTTTAATACTTTCTTCATAAATTAGCCTCCTGCTATTGCTGGAACTATAGAAATTTCATCAGTTTCTTTAACTTCTGTATCAAGATCTTTAAGAAACTTAATGTCCTCATCATTAAGAAATATATTAATGAATCTACGAACATTTGAATCTGTATCAAATAACCTATCATATAATTCTGGATATCTTGAACAAAGCATCATTAAGACTTCACCAATAGTAGATCCTTCTATTGATATAACTTCTAGATCGTTTGTGATCTTTCTAAGAGGTACTGGAATTCTAATAGTTGGCATTCTTATATTATAGATGAAATTTTATAAATGTCAATTATCCTTTAGATATACACAAATTTTTGTTTTCTTAAGAATATCTAAAACAGGTTCACCAAAAATTAAGTTTTTAACTGGTTTTGAAAGCTTGATTTCTATTTTTTTATTCTTTTCATCAACTATTGTACCTATAAAATAATCATAAATTGATGGTCTGATAACAATAGGATCTTTTTTTTGAAATGTCCAACTTATTCCAAATCTTGATGCAGATTCTAGACATTGTGATTTTACATGAAGATTATAGTTATCACATTTTAAATCAGAATCAAAGCTCTTATTATGTTCATAATAAATCTTTAAATCTGATTTAGTGATGTTCTTAACCTTCTTTTCTAACATTAAATTATAAACAGCAAATTCTCCCATTTTTCCAATCCTAATATCTTTTTTTATTTTTTCAGGATTGGTTTGATTTCTTTTTGTGTACTGTATCCTATTTGTAGGAAAACAATTTTCAGCAAACTCTTCACATATTTGAATTATTTCTGGAGTTAAAATATACGAAGACATTTTCCTATTATATCACTTATTTTTATACTTGTCAAATATTTTGGCGGAACTGAGAGGACTCGAACCTCTAACCTTTTCGTCCGTAGCGAAATGCTCTATCCAATTGAGCTACAGTTCCTATTAAAGTGGTAGGAAGTAGTGGAGTCGAACCACTCACTCATGGATGTAAACCAAGCGTTTTACCGATAAACTAACCTCCCATGTTTATATATTTATATATTAACATATATAATACAAATGTCAAATCAAAACCCAGACTATTTGAATATGTACACAGACTATTGTAAGTATTAATATGAAATGTGCAACATGTAATAAAGAAATAACAAACAAATATGCTAAAAAATTCTGCAATAGATCTTGTGCAGCTAAATTAAATGGTTCGAAATATCCTAAAAGGAAAAAAACAGGTAAAGAATCTATTTGTTTACAATGTAAAAAAGAGTTTGTTTACCATGTTAAATCATCAAACGGAAAATTTTGCAGTAATAAATGTTGTGGCAGATATAGATTCGAAACCGATACAACAAAAAGAATAGAAAACGGAGAAAGTTGTCATTCAGAAACTTTAAGAAAGTACTTAAGTGAAAAAAAAGGATATAAGTGTGAAATTTGTAAACTATCGAATTGGCAGGATAAAGAAATTTCTTTACATGTAGATCATATAGATGGTAATTCTGATAATAATTTCCCATCAAATTTGAGATTGCTTTGTCCTAATTGTCACTCTCAGACCGAAACTTTTTGTGGTAGAAATACTAAAAACACCAAAAGATCATCTTATAATAAGAGATACAGAATTAAAAAATTAACCAATATATCTTCTCTTTAGAAAATTAGCTTTAAATTTTCTATATGCCTCTAGACGAATGGGATCACTTCTGAGTTTATCACCTACTGCCTTTAGGACTTCCTGAAGTTGTTTAGCTTTAGTTTCTGGATCTTTATCGGTTTCTAATTGCATTAGCGATTCTAACTATTGAATCTGTTGCAACTGCAATCTTTTCTTCCATCCAAGGCTCTACTTCATGTCCTTGTCCTATAGCTTGTTCGATTTCTGAAAGATGTTGCCCAATAGTCTTAAGGTTGGAATCAATCATACTCTTTCTTTCTTCTTGTGTATCGCCTTCTGAACTTGTCTGTGTTGTTACATCGGCAACTGTTGAGAGTTCTGTAGAGGTAGCATTTTGTTCATTTGGTGTAGCCAAAGTATCATATGCTTCCATTAATGAGGTTAAATCTTTTTTATTCATATTATTATTTACCTTTTCCTATACCAAAGGTTGCATTTATATACATTTTGATCTGATCACTAGCAAAATGTCTTATCTGACCATCTTCACAAAGAGCAACAGTGAACACATCATTTTCAAACATTCCACTATGAGTTACATAAATCACATAAGCATCACCTAATGGAGTTACTACTGGTATAGGATGGTTAAATTCGTGTATCATCCCATATACTTAGATAATTTTTTTATAAGATCTTCCATACTATCCTCATCAGCATCATATTGAATAGCAATACCACCTGCCTTTTTCCAAGCATCTATATTTTTATACCAATCATCAATTAGGATATTAGGCTTTGAACTTCCCATAGCATATTCAGAAATTGCATAATCTTCTTTATTAAAGGTAAAGATTCTCTGTTCTGGTTTTTCTCTCAGTTCCCTATCAATCCATATGTTTTTGCCTTCTATAGTAGGCTTGGGATATTCTTCCATTGGACGAGAACAGATATTATATTTTCCTACTTTATTGATGATAAATCTAATTAAAAAGTCAGAATATGGATATTTTGGTAAATTTGCAAAAAAATCTTTGACATCATTTGTCTTAAAGTATTCATTAACATCTTCTTGGGTTACTTCATCATAGGAAATTTTTCCTAATGCTTTTGTAATAGGATTCTTAAAATCACAGAGAACTCCATCCATATCAACATAGATAGTAGGTTTTTCTCTATTATAATAATCTTTAAAATTCATATAAAAAATAAGTATATAATAATTATCATGAATGTCAATCTAAAAGAATTTGGAATAAAATTAGCCGATATAATAACCGAATTTATAGGCTCTTGGAAATTTATTATAATTCAATCTATACTACTGACTCTTTGGATAGCTTTAAATACATTTAAGATTGTAAATTTTGATCCATATCCCTTTATTTTTCTCAATCTCTTTCTCTCATTTGAGGCTGCTTATGCTACTCCTTTGATTTTAATGTCATCTAATAGACAAAGTGATAGAGATAGAACGCATTTAATACATGATGTTCAAATAGATGAAGAAACTAATATTATTATAAAAAAATTAGCAGAAGATATAAGGATAGATAAAACTGCTTTGGATTATATTTTAAAGGCTAAAGACGAAAGAGCAGAAATGAAAATTCTTCTAGAGGAAATTAAAAATATACTAGAGAAAAAATAAACTACCCGACATGGACTCGAACCATGAATGTCAGATCCAAATTCTGAAGTGTTACCATTACACCATCGGGTAAAAAATTAAATTATTTTTTTATCCTCATTTATAGAAATAGGTTCATGCCAGATGCGATTATTTTCTACACGATATCCCTTTTCCTTTAATTCTTTTATTGTTTGATTTTTATTATTATCCCAATTTAAAAAGAACAAGTCTTTTATTTTATTTTCAAACCAACCTATTCTAGACTTGTTTTTATTATAATGAACAATATGATCTGGAGTATAATCCCATGCCCATCTTAAATCTCGTATTTGTGATCTTATAAAATATTTGAATCTATTCCAAGGAGTAGATTTTTTAAATGTATAGAAAAGGTTATTATATTCTGGATATATAGCAAAATCAAAAGGGTTATATCCACAATACTTTATATTTTTAAACTGAATCCATAACGAAAGTAATCTATCTTTCCAATCATAGGTCATTTTAGGATTTAGTAACATATCAGGAAGCATGTTAATATTACTCCTAATTTCTATTGCTTTTGTATTTTCAGGATTGGAAAGATATTCATCAACATTAACATTATCATCTTTAGAAATCTCTTCTAGATAGTCCCTAATGCTTGGAACAGATACAGTTTCTCCTTGCTTTCCAGATTCGAAAGGCAGACCATGAAATGCACTTGATGTTGAATTGCTCATTTTTATATTTTAGTCACATCTCCTGAAAAGACAATATCAGAATCGTTCATTCCATTAACATTTCCTGTAGAAATATAAAGTCTTATTACATCCTTTACTTCTTCGAAGGAACCGTAGGTGCGAACCTGATTGATCCATAGTTTATTAATATTTAACTTTTCCAAGACATCACATTTATTGATGATAAGTTTATTTACTCCAGAGAGATTAATAGCCTGTAAAAGTTTTGGCATATTCAGATAATTCACAAGTCTCTTTCTACCAGTAGTAGTTCCAAATTCTTTGCCTTCTTCGATAATCTTATTGAGTTCTTCATTCTCCCAAAGACTCTCAGGAAACAAAGGATCTACTCCACTCTTGGTATCATAAATCTTTGCAACACCAATAATATTACGAATCTTCTTAGGAGAGAATCCAAGAGAACATGCATTATGAGGAAAGGTCTCGGAACTTGTCACATAAGGATAATCTCCATAGTTCACATCAAGCCAAATGCTTTGTGCGCCTTCACAGAGAATCTTTCCTTCAAGATGACCATCCCAATGATACTGTGGATCTATGGAAGAATCTTTGATTTGTACTCCTACACGATTTGCCTTGGCTGCATAGCAAGGAGCAATACCTTGACCTGTAGTTCCTAATTTAGGCTTGAGATAATCCAAATCAAACTTAATATGATCTTTGGTAATCATATGAGCATGAGGATGGATCTTTACTAAAGAAATATCAAATCCGTTCTCTTTAAGATATTCCATCTCCTCCCAAAATTTACTGATATTAACTACACAGTTAGGACCAATGATAGAAGGCTTTCCATGAAATACTCCAGATGGAATAAGATGAGTCTTGTACTTCTTGTCATCAATATAAACAGTATGACCAGCATTAGGTCCACCATTCCAACGACATACCATATCATAGTTCTTTGCAAGTGCGCTTGAGATTTTTCCCTTGCCTTCATCTCCCCAAGCAAGACCCACAATAATATCTACATGTTCAATTTGTTTTAGTCTCATTGAATTTTTTTATTTGTTCTATTGCTTGCTCTAGTGTAACAGTTTTAGAGCAACTGTCAACAGCCCTTTTAATACGAGCACGAACAGGAGCAAATGCTTTTACCAATTCTGGTGGGCATATTCCAAGTTTTGAAATCAATTCTCTCCTTTTTGAGCGCATCTAATTGTGTATATTATAACACAACAACTTTGATATTCAACATCTATCCTTTTAAGCAGTCAACCTAATAAAAAAAATGAGGGACTGAGTATGACTAATACCCAATCCCTCATTTCGTTTGTTTAACGTCTAATGCTCACCGTGTACCTCGGTATCGTAACACCAGACGAGTCTATGCTCTCTGCGTTCCAACGGCTTCGGTATCCGTTCTCCCCTGACTTGAGACAGGCGTTTGGTAGCATTACATCGACTATTTTTATATTTTATAGCTTTTTCTTGAGAATTGCAAGAAAAAAAGTGGTGGTGTACTGAGCTTTACTCTAGAGAATTGTCTCAAAATTCAACGAAGGATCGGAGATTCCCGAACGCTTTCGTCTAAGCCTGTGTTTACCGTACATATCAAGAGTACAAACCCACCAACAAGCAAACTCCTCTGATACGCCACGGTGCGACCGTGGAATATTTATATTATAACATTTTAATTATATATGTCAAATTAAAAATGGCACGGTAGGTAGGTACTGCCCCTACATTTGATAGTTTTGGAGACTATTGCCTTTCTTGTCGAGCCACTACCGTATCTATTACATTTCTTATATTTAGTCTAATAAACTTATCATGAGATGTCAAATCTTTTATTACTAAAAGTTCTATTCCTAGTTCTTTACATTTTTTAATTTTCATGTCATCTTTAATTTTGTATTTTTCTAAAATAGAACCTTTTGTACTTTTATAATGAAAAATTCCATTCCATTCTATAGCTAATTGTAGTTCAGGGAAATACACATCTAGTTCTAAACCATTTAATTTTTTTCTATCATTGTAATTAATTTTTAAATCAGGAAATCTATTATTTAATTCTTTTTCTAATAATATTTCAGCTTTACTTCTAGATCCTTTTATATTTTTATTATTAAATAAATTTCTACAAGTACCATTACAAAATTTTCTTTTATTTTTCATATAAGGAACTATTAGAAATGGTTTTAAACAAAAGATACAATCCATAGATATTCTTTTTGTTTTTCTTCTTTTTTTAGAGTTAGAAGATGCGATCCTAGCTTTTATTAATGAATTCTTTACCTTATCACTATTTTTTGCTGTAATTGACTTTTGTATTTTTTGTTCTTCTGTCCATTTTCTAAAATTTCCACAACTCCTACCACAAAAAACTCCTCTTTTTTTATGTTCTTTATTACACTTGGGACATATTTTAATCATATAAATACTTACAATCGTACTCAGAAAAAACAATTTTGAAAGTGGGGAAAGAGGGACTCGAACCCTCATGGATTTCTCCGCTAGATCCTAAGTCTAGTGCGTCTGCCAATTTCGCCATTTCCCCAAAGTGGCTGGTATGGTAGGACTCGAACCTACAACCATTCGGTTACATCTACCCATTAGTTTTATTTCCTAATGGAATGGACTTTGTCTTCATCCCATAAGGATGTGCCGTGTAAAGTCTCTACACTTGCCCGATCTTTCGATCTGCTAGCTCGGCGTTAGCATTTCAGCTTTCACCGACTTAGCGGCATTCTCATTATGATATTACTATCATAAGCTGCAACTTAATACAGCCGAACGCTCTACCATTGAGCTACATACCAATTAAACTTTTAAAGAACATCTCGTGATGGAGAGACTCGAACTCTCGATTCCTTGCTCCCAAAGCAAGTGCCATAGCCACTAGGCGACATCACGTTATTTATATATCTTATCAAATTTTGTTGGTTTTACAAGTAAAAAGTGGAGCGTCAGGTAGGATTTGCACCTACGATGTGCTTTCGCAATTGGTTTTGCAGACCAATCCTTTCGTCTACTCAGGCACTGACGCATGGGGTGACTAACGAGAATTGAACTCGTACTAGCTGTGCCACAAACAGCAGTTCTACCATTAAACTATAGTCACCATGATTAATCACCTTCTTTGATTCTATTATTTATGTCTTTCTTCGTCAAGCTTCTTTCTTTACTCCAAAAGACACGCTTATTAAATGGGCGAAGATGCTTTGCCCATTCTTGGCATTTTGTTAATACTCCTTTTTTGTTTGATCCCATATTGTTTTAAAGTGGAAGCAGGTGTGGGATTCGAACCCACGGAACCGATGAAGGTTCTCCGCATTTCAAGTGCGGTGCAATAAACCAGACTCTACCAACCTGCCATTTTGGAAGGAGCGGTGGGATTCAAACCCACGGAACCGATGAAGGTTCTTCCGATTAGTAATCGGATACTTTAAATCACTCAGTCACGCTCCCATTATTTATATATCTTATCAAAAAAACATTGAATGTAAAGAAAAATCTATTTTTTTATTTTCTTAAACATCCACATGAAGAATAAAAAAGAATGCTTCACCAACCAAACAGTAAATGCAACTGCCAAAAAAGGAAAGAGCATCAGCCCCCAACCTACTCCTTCTTCGGCAGTAATCATAACAATACTTACATGTTATAAATATTGTTATGCTATATAATGATTATTCCTGTAAAAGAATTGCAGATGATTATTATCTAGTTTTTCTAAGAAAAGAAGACGGAACCGAAGAGGAAGTGGGAGGTTTTACTAACGGAGGGATATTTATATATCCTAAGTTTAAAGGATTAAGTTTAGGATATTTGATAAGACTTTTTATGGAAGATATTGGTGCAATATGAGAGAATCGAACTCTCGTCTCAGCTTTGGAAGAGCCACATAATAACCATTATACCAATATTGCAAAAAAATGGAGGGGATGAAGAGGCTCGAACTCTCAACAATCTCGTTGGCAACGAGATGCTCTACCATTGAGCTACATCCCCAAGTTGAAAAGTTTCAACGATACTTTTCAAAAACGTGTCCAGAATCCTTCGGCAGGATTTTTCGAATTGGAACTTGTAACTGTACAGTTAACCGATGTGAATATTTACTTACTTTTTTAAAAAGTCAAATGGCATCGCCAAGAGGATTTGAACTCTTGATATGTCATTGATTAATTGTAAGTATTGATATGAATAATATCACAAATTTTAAAAGACCTCAAGAATTTATAGAAAAAAACTGCTTAACATGTAATGGAATTTTTGAAATTTCTAAACATAGTAAAAAAGAACATTTAAGAAAATTTTGTAGTAGATCATGCGGTGCTATTCATAATAACAAAAAAAGAATATATTCAAATGAATGGAAAAATAAAATAAAAAATTCTATTTTAAATAAAATAAAAACTCATGGTTACTGGGGTTCTGTGAAACCACCGCTCCCACCAAAAGAAAAAAAATGTATAGAGTGTGATAATATTTTTATATCCAAAAAAAGAAAAACTTGTTCAAATCATTGTTACATAAAACATAGAAATAAAAATATACCAAAAACATCAGGTGGCTATAGAATCGGATCAGGTAGAAGTAAACACGGTTATTATAAAGGTATATATTGTGGATCAACTTATGAGTTATGTTGGGTTATTTATAATCTAGATCATGGTATAAAATTTGAAAGATTTCCAACATTCCTAGAAAAAAATGGTTTAAAATATTATCCCGATTTTTTATTAGACGATAAAAAAACTATAATAGAAATAAAAGGATATGAATCAAAAGAATCCGTTAATAAAAAAACAAAATTAGCAGAAAGTTTTGGTTATATTGTTAAAGTTTTAAGAAAAAATGATTTAAAATATGTTTTTGATTATGTAAAAGAAAAATATAATACTTCTAATTTTGCATCATTATATGATGAATATAAACCAAAATATGATTATATTTGTACTAATTGTAAAAATACATTTTCAAAAGATAGAAAGTTAAAAACAAAAAATGTATTTTGTTGTGTTAAATGTTCTGGTCATTTTAACGGAACTAAAAGAACAGCCCCACTGGTATTTGAAACCAGCCTTAAAGATTGAAAATCTTCCGTGCGAAACCACTACACTATGGGGCCATTATAAATAAATCAGGTCCGTGTCAGAATCGAACTGACAATTTCGCGTTACAAAGGCGAAGTTATACCATTTAACTAACAGACCGTTTATTTAATTTGGTGGCAGGAGAAGGAGTTGAACCTTCATCAAGTGATTATGAGCCACTTTGGGGGACCGCCCCCGACCTCCTGCTATCTTTATTATTTACAAAGTATATTCTATATTTCTGGTAATATCAAGAATTAATTTACTACTACTTCATTCTTTTGAATGGTTTCGGTTTTTCCATTGATGAATACTCTGACTTTATAATGATCCCCACAATCTTCTAAGATTTCTACTACCTGTCCTATAATAAGAGTTGGATGAGTGGGAGTCTTTACTACTCCTTGTTTGTAAGGGAATTTTTTTCTCACCATATACTTACAAGTAGTTAGAAAGGACTTGTTCGATCAGTTCTTGTAATGATGGTTTTTTAGATTCGTGTGTATGAAGACCTATTGCAGAAAGTTGAGCTTTGGCTTTTTGCTTTGATAGAGGCTTTTTACTAAAGCACTTTCCACCTTTCTTCTTACAAACTTTATATCCACTACCAAATTTTTTGATTTTATATGGCATGAATCTACTTACTCCTCGTAACGAGGAGTAGAAGACTTTTTAGTTTTTGGAACCTGATCTAAAACGATAAGCTTATTAAGCTTTTCTTCGGCTATATATTCCTTCCAATCTTGATTGCTAATGCCTTTGGGACGATTGGCAAGTTTCTTTTTTACATCATAAAGCTTAGAACCTTTGATGAGTGATTTATTGGGCCACAGCATGTTTGTCATAATGGCACTATCTTACTATAAATTGTTATTAAATCAAGGATTATTTTTTAAATCTTGGTATATAGAGAATATTTTTTTATAGAATCTCTTAAATTCTCTTCTATATCTTGGTTCTTTTGGATTGTTTCTATTATCGTAAAGAGCATGGAGGAATTGCTTTTTATCATTTAAGAACCAAGGTGTATCTCCACCAAAGTCTATTATTCCCTTTGTGATAAAATTCTTAAGTAGTTCAATTATCTTTTGCTTTTCTTCTGGTGTAGATTTTTGGAGAAAATCATCCAATGCCTTGATTATATTTGAAGTATAAGCAGCCACTTCAAGAGGATCAAGCCAGTAATATTTCCCTCCTTTTGTATACTTTTTACCGGGATATTTATGATGTTGTTTTGCATGAATAAGTTCATGAACAAGTATATCTTCTATTATTTCTCTATCAAAAGACATTTTATAAAAATAAAGGATGATAGCTTCCCAATAAGCTTTTCCATCATTGTCTTCATCTCTTTGATATAATGCTCTATCTTTGGAATCTCTTTCAAAACTTACATATACAGGGATTTCTTTATTTTCTTTATCCTTATCATCATAATAAGCTATCAAACCAAGAGGAAGCATACCTGCATTTATTACTCCTTTTTTATTGAGTTCCTTCTTGTAAAAATCTTCAGGCTTCTTTTTTAATACAACCAATTTCTTAAAAAGTTGTTTATCAAACTTTTGCTCATAACGATCAGCCATCTTTTTGACTTCTTGTTGCTCCTCTGAAGAAAGATTATAAACTCTTTCAGAAAGTTTTTCTAAAAAGAATTGCTTGAAGGAGATCATTTGTTGTTATTGTCTCTGTTATATCTTTCAAGATACATGACTCTATCATTCATAGTGTCCATCTGTTTTTGATAATTTGCCATTAATTGATTATAAGCCTTTAACTGTTCTGTATATGCAACTTGTTGATTTATAATGGTTTCTAGTTTTGTTTGAGTAATTTCAAATCTGTTTTTTGCTACTTCGTCTTGTTGTCTATCTGCTTGTATCTGTTTTTCGGTATATAAGGCAAATTTATCTGATTTTACATAGTTAGTAGCCATCCACATTGTATAGTAACCAACAGCCAAAAAGATTATAAGCATAAACATGGGTCTGATGATAAGATTGATAAACGGACGATGTTTATCTTCAAATGTGGTTAGTTTATCTACCATACTCACTGTACTCAGTGCTTTTGCGGCTGCTTCTAAATCAGACATATATTATATTTACCTATTAATATATCCCTTCTGGAGCTTCTTTGGTAGGGAAGATACTCCATAAAACTGTAGGTTTTCCAAAAGTAAATTCAAATAAAAGTTCTGTCATATGAGAATTTTGATTTATATCTTCTCTGTAATATTTTATTAGATCTATCGAACTCTTTACTGTATCTACATCTATATCATCATTCCATGTTATTATAGTTTCGTAAAAAGGTTCTGGTATTAAAAGAACACCATCTTTGAAAAAGGTAGTCTTGGCTAATATAGCACTATAATCTTGAACCAATTTTTCCTTTAGTTCTTCGTTTAATTGAAAGAAATTCATTTATTTGCTTTTTCTAATTCTATTAATTCTTTTATAGCATCTTCAACTGATAGAGGCTGTATATTAATAGGTTTTTGCAATTCTTCAGGAGGACTTATTTCTCTTAGTTTGGAAAATACATCCTCTTCTAGTCTTGCTATTGTAGGATCTTTTTCTATGATTGGCATTATACCATTGCCCATAGAACTAGTAAAGGTATTAATTGGTGTGTGTTTTACTTGTTTAAGATATATACTTTCTAGGCTCATGCACAGGTTTCTACTAACTTAGCTTCTGCCTCTCGTCTTTCAAGAAGTCCATCCAAGCCTTTACCTTGCCATATACGCTTCATTTTACGCAATTCCTTGGCAATACCCTTATAATCTTTCTTGGGTACAAGATCACGAATATTTCTCATCTCTAAACGACTATCACCAGACATAGCAGAGCCTCTATTGAAAACTAACGAAACAATAGCCCCATAAGCATCGTCACATAGTTGATCTAACTGTGGAAATGCCTTTTCTGCAAGTTTAGCAAACTTTGCCCATATGAGATCATCAAACATTTCTATGGCTTGATCCCAAGTAACAACAATACCACTGTTTTTATGTTGTTGAGTGTATGCTTTACCAGCTTGTCCTGTCTTACCAGAAGCACCTTTGACTATTTCAAGTTGATCTTTAGGCAGGAAATAAAATAACTTTTCAAGTTCAGTAGGTGAATAGTAACCACAATCTACTCCAATACCAAGAGTGAAGCCACTAGCACCACCGGGCCATTCTGGTTTGGTTAAATGTTTTTCGTAGTAAGATTTTCCTCCTCCTACTTCATATTCTAAAATTAGTGCTAGTGCTTTTGGTGATGGATTTTTCATATTACTTCTTTTTCTTTCCTTTATTCTTTGGCTTCTTATGATGTTTCTTCATGTTAATTGCAATGGCTGCTTGCTGTGCAAAATTTGCTGCTTCTAAAAAATATTGTTTAAAGTTCATGCTTCTACCTCCGATATATGATAATCATTTTCTTTTGCATTATTAGTTAATATTGTTTCATTAATATCAACTTCTTTTTGTTCTATTACTCCTTCTGTACTTGCATTTGATTGACTATTATATCTCAAGTCAACAGCTGCTTGACCTGTTGTATAAAACGCAATAATAACTGCAAGTATCTCTATTGTTTTTGTAAACATGGTAACAAAACCTGTAACAATTTCTGGTAAATGTGGTATAAAAAATAATATTATAATACTACTAAAATAAAAAAATGCTAAAAGTATAGCAGCGGTAAAAACTATAAAAAACTTTTTCGATGCAAAATGATTTTCATCTTCTAGTGCCTTTTTATACTCAGATGAAACGTTTGGTGGTGCAACACCATTTTGTAAAAAAGCAGTTGCACTTTTAATTATATTAATAATATTATCTTTCATGAAATAGTCTCCAATTTTTATGATTTGATTGTTTACCTTTTAAAACTCTATGCATAGCACCTTTATCTAATTTGTGTTCTTTACATAAAGATCCTATATTTTTACCAGTAAAAATACTACCATTTGGTGATAGAAAACTATAATTTAAACAATTATTTTTTATATTTCCTCTTTTTTTATCATATTGTTTTCTATCAAAATTTATATTAATTAAAGATTCATGATATCTTCTGTATCCTTTATAAAAATTAATTTCTTTTTTAAGCAACAACCTTATACCATTTTCTGATAAATTATTTTCTTTAGCAAATCCTTTAATACTATAAGATTCAATTACATTACCACTAGGATCTATTAGTTTAACTGGTATACAGTTTTGTAGTTTTTTTATTTCTATTGGTTGTTTTTTACCTCTCCAAGGTGATCCAACTTCATCGGTTGAATTGTAACCATTATTAAATGAATTGAAATGATTAATCCATTCTTTTTCGTTTTTTTCTAAATCTTTTTTATCACATAACTCTAGTATTTCAAAAGAAAAAATTTCTATGCCATGTTTATTATATGATCTTTGTAGTTTTAAACTATGATGTTTATTATTTAAAAGAGAATGTTTATGTGTTTTTAGTCTAGATTGAATATTTACAGAGCTACCTATATAAACTTTATTAGTAATAAGATTTTTAATGCAATAAATACCACAATTTAATCCTAAAATTTTAGAAAGTTTATTATTACTAACAGTTTGACCTATATTGACAATATTTTGCCACATATAGCTACTTATCTTAGAATATAGTACCTAAAATAAATCCTACAATAAATCCGAATAGGAATATAGCAAATTTTGGATGACTTGTTAAGAAGTCTTTAATTTTCGATAATATTTCTTTTATCTTTTCCATTTAAAATAATCTAAATCCACTATTCATTCTGATATAGATATAACCAGCTATTAGTGCAAGAAGAACTACTATAACAATACCTTCCCAAAGAATAGTGAGTCTTTGCTTTAGAATTGTCTTTTGCTGTTCATTTAGTTTAATAACCATTTTATCGGTCATTTCTTTTTGCTTTATACGCTCTTTATCAAAATCTTCTTTGGCTTTTGTTAAAGATTCATTATCCTTTTTAAGTTTTGCTGCGATTTCTTTATCTTTTAAAAGATTGTCATAATCGGTTGAATTAACAACAACTACTTTATCATTCTTATATTGTTCAGGGACGATTACAATTCTTTGTTTTGAATCATTTACAGATATAGGCTTTTGATAAATAGCATTGATCTGAATTCTCTTTTTAGGAGGATTAATAAACTTTGTAGTTTCATTTATATAAGATTCTGCTAAATCAATTCTAGCTAAATCTATAGAATCTTTTGTAGCATACACAGATTGAGATACTGCTTCACTCTGTTTTTCAGTATATATGGTACATCCATTAACAAGAAAAGCTATGGCAAATAAAATAGCCAACTTTTTCATGATTATTCGCTCTCCAACAGAAGTTCTGCATTTGTTTTTACAGCTTCTTCTGTTTCGATTTCAGGTTCTAAACTAAGTTCAGATGCTCCTAATTTGTTTACAATAAGACCAAGATTATTATTGATGTTTTGTAGTAATGTTAATTCTTCAGGTGTCATAGGTTAAACTATTTACTCTGATATTAGCCAAATCAAATAACGAATTGCAATTATTATTAAATACCAAGCTACTATACCAGTTAGAATTGCTAATAACCAAGAACATCTTTCTATGAATTTCATAAATGTTTTTGAATAAAAAAACCAATTTTGTTTCCTGTACCACTAATAGTAGTTGCTATTTTACTCCAGAACCATCTCCAATAACCAAATGTTACCTTATTTAAAAACCTACGGATCTTATTTGGTAGATGTTTCTCATGTGTTTCTAACATTTTACGAAAATCATTATCATCTTTCTTAATTTCCCTTGATGTTCTCCATATTTTTGCACTTTTTAACTTCAAAGAAGTCATGATACCATCTACAAATTTTGCATCAAATTCTAGATCCCATTCATTATCATTAATATCATTTTGTATACAATAAAAATTAATAATTCCTGTATGTTTAATTTTTTTGTAAGTTGTTCCTGTATGAATAATCTGATAAGGAGAACGCCATTTATCTTTACGGACTCTATCTAAGAATTTACGGAATCCCTTTTCTTTTTTTCTAGGAATCCATTTGTTTCGTTCAATCTTATGAAGAAGTGTATTGTTCTTTTTGATAATATATGTAGAAAGAATACAATCAAGATCCTTTGTTTGGAAAGAAACCTCAGTCCAATTTTTATCTTTAAAATTCTTTGCAATCTTTTTGGTGATTGGAAGAGTTACTTCACATTTAATTGTATCGAACATTCCCATTTTTTTATTATATCAGAATTTATTGTATTGTCAAACTTTTTATTTTAAATATTTATAAATATGATCAAAAGCACCTATATTTTTAAGTCTTTCTGTAGCTTCTTTAATTTTCTTTTCCTTAGTAGCAAGATAGAAATTAGGAAGACCTGTTTTAATGACATTAAAAGATTCATCCTCTCCTATCTCAATTACTTCCATTAAACCACAGTCAACATTGATATTCACAGAGTTTTTAAAAGTAGAATCTTCCCATATACTAATAGTTCCCATTGTAGGTGTATGTCCATATACCTGTTTGAAATTTGAAATAAGAATAGCTTCTCTGTGATCATCAAGCCAAAGGATACCGCCATTCTTTTGCATACCTCCACGACAACGACCTACAGCACCGATGGTTTCATTCCATGTACGATTGAGATAATCATCAGTAGCCTTGGTAAGCTTTTGATTGATTACATTATTGTCTATTCCCTTAATCGGGTGTTCAAACCAATTAGGATGGAAACCTGCATGACTAAACCAGAATCCATTCTCATAATGAGCAAACTTGATCTTATCCCAATCAGATTCTGTCATAATGCGAGAGATTGCATCATCCTTCCTCCTATCATATCCAGAACAATCATAGATATTCTGAGCATAACCATTAGAATCGGTTGTATAATTGAGATATGAATAATTGATATCGTGATTACCCATCAGATGAATACGATTGGGTTTATCAAGAGATTCCTTCAGCCAACGAGCAGTCTGTTCTGCATCAATAGCAGTATCTCCAAAATCATCAAAATAATCACCGACAAAGATTACCTGATGAGTTTTGTCATAGAGAGAAGCAATTTCTTCAGCTTCTACCCAATGGTTATGGATATCTCCGATGACAATGGTATTCATTTTAAATAGCTCTTATAGTTTTCCCTAGTGCAGAGATGTTTGCGACATTACCATGAACAACAACTTGTTCAACTCCAATTACATCATCAGTATAATTCACAAGTGCAAATCCGTTCTGCCAGTTAGCATCCGTTACATAATCAGGATTGAGCTTACAAGCACAAGCATTTTCATAGTTAGTAAATATCTGCTCTGGACGATCTCCAGCGGCAGGAGAGCGTTGTGCTGTGAATCCAATACGATGAGTATGATTGGTAAGAGTAGAAGTATTCTTCTTTTCATATTCTCCTCGTGCAGACATACCACCATGCTTACGAACAACAGTACCATGATGGACAATGAAATTAGTAGGAAGAACAACCTCATCTACCAACTTGATACGACACCAATCAGCTTTAGGGAAAAAGATATTCTGATAGCTCATGGCTTCAATAACCTCTGGAACAGAAGCTGCGGCTCCGAGATTCTCACTGAGATATCTCCACCAACGACCTTCCTGACTATTACCAGAATGATTAGCATTGGTTTCAAAGATTTCACAATTCCAATCAATAACTACATCATGAAGCATCTTAAGGAATTTATGATAGGCTTCACGCTCCTTCTGAAGAGATTGATCATGTCGAGCATCTTTGGCATATTTGCTAATAGCAAACATATCCATAGTATCTCCGTTCAGAATAACCTTTTCAGGACGAAGGAGACTTACAGTTTCTAAGAAGATATTAAGAGTATTCCAATCTTCATGACCAAAATGAGTATCACCAATGACAGCCGCCATCTTGGTTGATTCCTTCTTAACACCAGAACGAACAGGTGCAGGATATTCAATAGGAGCAAGTTCCTCAAGGAATCTAAGAATCTCGTCCTTGGCAGTACTGGAATTATTAACACTATAAAGCTTATTAAAAGCATTTACATCAAAAAGATCATTCTCATCACCGATAATAGTTTCTTCCATGATGATTTTCTTTGTGCTTCCTCCAATCCAACCGAATAGAGTGGATCTAGGTACGTCCAAAATCTTGGAGATTTCTGTATTGGTTTTGCCTTTACTTCTGAGTTCTAATGCAGTAGCAATAAGCTGTTGTTTTTCCTGTTCGGTTAGGTTAGCCATAATTTTTATATTAGATGTGAATGATAAACTATATAATCAAAATAGTCAATTATTTTTTTTATGTTTTTTGGAGTATATGGGAGTTTTTGGGAATTCAATGATACACGAACAAACTATTAATTTTTTAAAAATATTGATAGAAAATCATAATGGAGAAGGTGGAACTCGAATCCACAACCTACGCAGTGCAAGTGCGTTGCTCTAGCCAATTGAGCTACATCCCCTTAAAATTGTTGGAGTTTTATTTTTATCTCATTAGCCTTTACTCCATTTGCTCTTCAGTCGGATGTAAGTCCGACAACTTGGTGGAGGTGTCGGCATACGATAGCCGAGTCCACATATTTTTCTACATACACAATCTACATGTTTTAGCAAACTTCGTACTTTCGTTGTCTATAGGTAACGAGGCGTTGCCAACCTATCTATGTTTAGAGACCTACCTGTATATGTGATTAACGACCATATACTACCGCTTGCACTTATTTTCCAAGAATCGCAAGTTCTTCTCAACCTACTGCGTTTCCGAGAGCTTTAGTAGGATAGACTCTTGGTGTTTATGCTGCCATGAGGCAAGGCTCTTCAGCGAAGAAGAACTCTGCAACATTTGTCATAACTGACTTGACTGCTTCAACTGCATTAGCGATAGCTTTTGCGTTTATTTTTAGTCTGCTTTTAACGTAGCCAACAGACCAACTACGACATGCAGTGTAGTATCCAACTATGTGTCGAATCCTATCACCCCCGTTAAATTTATTTATCAAAGAACTATGGATATATTACTATAAATCTTTCATATGTCAACAAAAGAAATCATTCCATTTATATAAAATGAGATACTTCATGAAGTCAACTATTTTTTTTTATTGTGGTTTTTCAAAATGATCTTCTTTCAATTTTCCATTCCAACTTTTTGAATCATCAACCGAATTTGGATTTACATTTTTATAATTCCCAAGATGACCTACTAATAAATGACAATTTATACCATAACTTAAACACTCACAAAGAGTTATAAGATTGCTTGGTTCTAATTCTAATTCAGGATGTAAATGAAATGGTTTAATATGATGTACATTAAGTTGTTTTGTGCCTTCACAAACTTCACATTTTGGATGATCTTTGAGGTGAGTCTTTCTTACAGATTCCCATTGAGGTGATCTTTGAACACCTTCTGGATGCTTACCTAACATTATTTCTTTTCTTGGATTTATTTTTACTAGTCCCATATTAATATTTATACTTAAAAAATAAAAAAACCACCAAAGTTAATTGGTGGTTTTTTTTGATTGTTATTTGAAATAACTTATGCCCAAGGGATTGAGGACAAGGAAAGAACTTCTGTAGCCTTTGCTACTGCTGTTACGTTTGTCCAATCACCAGCGGCTGTGTACTCTGCTTCACCCTTCCAGAGAACAACTGGTCTTGGAAGACCCTTGACTCTAGCGATGATTGTCTTCTCGTTGAAAAGATCTCTTACTGCGAGTACTTCTACTGCGGAGAGAGATACAGTCTGGAGAGGCTGTGTTACGACATTTATGCTCATGTGTTTATATTGTTTAATTGTTTATGGATTCGTTTTATCCCCCCTGCACTCACAGGGGGCGATTCCTTTCTGATAATATTTATCTTTGAGTGTTTCTATTTCTAGTATTTTTTTTAGTTATTTTCTGCATTATTATTTTTATCTCTAAACTCTGATATGACATCAGCATAGTGATCTTTTTTTTCTTGAAGAATATAAAGCTCATTAGAAAGTTTATAAATTAATTCAGATTGTCTAAGAGTTTGCTCTCTGAATTCATCAATAACTCTATTTGCAATTCTTATATCTGTTAGATTTGATTTATTTTTCATATAATTTCTGAAATAAATTGGCGTAATTTACCAGCAGCAGTTCTTGGAATACTATCTACAAATACAAGATCCCACTGAAGATCTTTTGCTACTGAATGTGTCTGTACTTTTTTGATTCTTGCTAATTCGCTTTCGTCTAATGGTCTACTTGTTACTAGATGTAATTCTATTTTTTCTTCTGTTTTTTGTATTAATTGAAATTCTCTTACCGCTTCAATATCACAGATTTTATAGTGATCAAGATCTACTCTTCTCTTTTCTCCGTTTATTAAAAAATAATCTTCTGCCCTACCTACAATTCTTGTGAGAGAAGGTAGACCTCTTCCACAAGAACATGGTTCTCCGACTTCTGCTTCATCTCCAATCTCATATCTAATAAGAGGCATAGTGAAATTATGCAAAGGAGTAACAAGAACTTTTCCAATTTCTCCTTGCTTACAAGCATTACCTTGTTCATCAACTACTTCCAAATAAACAGCTTCAGACATCACATGATAGTTTATTCCTTCTGGACATTGAAGAGCCATATAACCTGTTTCATTGGATGTATAGTTATTATATATGGGACAATTACAGACTTCCCAACATAAATCACGAAGTGTATTATCTACAAGTTCACTCATAGTCCAAGCAGATAAAACAAAATCTACTTTAATATTATTTTCTTTAAAGTAAGAAAGAAGTAATCTTAATCCAGCAGGACGCATAAGCAAATATGATGGTTTTCTTTTTAAGACATATTCAGCTTGTTCAGAAAGAGGAAGATCGGGTTGAACAAGTCCCATACGTCCAGTTTTAGTTATAAGAGATACAGGGGGATTCCAAGTATTCCATATAATACCTGATTTATCTACTATTGTGTTTGGATCATTGAGTGTTTCTTCTCTAACATCTTTTCTAAGACCTCTAAAGTTAGCTACTTCTTTGCTTACATCGACCTTGTTCCATATTAATTCTCTTATATGACAGGATTCCCAAATTAGAGAATCCATTTGACTTTTCTTTACACCAACTGGTATACCTGTTGATCCACCAGAATATACGACTGCACTTTTTCCAAAAAATTCTGGATACGATGGAGCAATAAGTTCATCTTTAAGGTTTCTAACATCGGATCTTTTTAATGTTGGTAAACGATTCCATATATCCAAAGTCATTGCCTCACCTCTAACAAAACCAGCTTCCTTTAAATTCTTTGCATGAAAGGGAATAGTTGTAGCATGATTAGCTAAAACTGTAAGTTGTTTAAATTGATTTTCAATAAGTTGTTCAGTAGGCAACCATTGGGTTTGTTCAAACTGACGTTGCAACGCCATTAATGTTGCAGCATAACCTACTTGTATATGGGGCCATTGTATACCTTCTACATTAGATATTAACTTCATACTTCGTGTTCTTTTCTAGAATAGAAATAATCTAATATATTTTTTTCTAGGTCGGAATTATTAATCTTTAATGTCCCATTATCATGATATGTAAGATCATTTTCTATATCCATTGTATTGTCTAATAAATTATATCGTTTGTAATAATTTCTATTTTCCATATCACCGTGAAAGTAATGTACAATAGTTCCCTTTGTATAACCAACTTTTGTACCTCTTGCTGAATTAATATATTTTGTATAAAAACTTTTATAACGTTCTTTTAATCCTAAAAAAGGCAAATCAAACTCTTTGTCTATTGTACATAAAAGAAAACTATCTCCTCCACCCACAATACATCTATCAAAAAGACCTCCTATTTTTTCATAAAACTTTCTATTAGTAGCCCAAGTATGACCGGGATGCCCTACTCGACTTACATATCCCAATTCTTTTGTTTTTCCGTATGATAGAAATCCTTTTTCTTTGTTTGGATCAGGACAATTATTAAACATTGAAATAGAACTATTTTCATTATTACTTTTTATATTTCTATCTATTTCGTAATTTTTATTTAAATACAATACTCTATCCCAAGGCTGTATAATGTCGTATTCTTTTAATTTATTAATAGTATCAATATCCCAATTTGGATTAAGAAAATGAATATCCTTATCAAGCCAACAAACATATTCCCAATCATTATTAAGAGATTGGATACCAAGATTGATTAAATTTTCCTTTACCCATATTGGGGATTGTAGATCAAACTTTAAATGTTTATAAACAGAATCTGAAAAGTCTTGAAGTTTTGCTTCTTTATTCCAAACTCCTTCTACTAGGATAACTCTATTATTTTTATATATAGAAAGATTTTTTAAACATAACTCAAGGTTAGTTCTATTAATTGATGCGTTTGTATGATTAAAATACGGAACAACAACATATAGTTTTTCTTCTTTCATGCAATATATTATTTTATGGTATAAACAGTATTTGTCAACAAAAAAGGGAGCCGAAGCTCCCTTTTTTTTATTTATATTAACCTTATGATTATGGAGTTAATGTAAGAGCACCTGTTGTACCATTTCTTGATAATGTATATGTAACATCACCAAGTCTGAGGCGTGTTATACCACCACTATCTGCTCTGAGAACTGGTTCATCATTAGCAACGAGAGCTATGAATCCATCGTTACTTCCGCTGAGAGCAGGATTATAACTGAATAAACCAGTATCTCCATCACCAGAATTAAAGCCATATCCGAAATTGCCGGGTCCACCATCAGGGAATCCAGCACTTGCTATGAATTGAGTTGCCTCAACTCTTCCAGCTGTACTGAGATTGTTTACAAATGTTGTATTAGCAGCACTTGTTGTGATTTCTGAACCAATAACGTGTGAATTGTTGTGATTTACAATGTTTCCATAACCACCGATAATGGATGATCCTTCATTACCACCACAGATTTCATTTCCATAACCACCAGCAATTACTGAACAATGACTGTTACTATGGATAATGTTACGGCAACCGCCACCGATTGTTGAGTAATCATTGTTCCATCTGATACGGTTGCAATAACCACCACTTACTGTTGAAGCATATCCAGAAGCGGAATTGTAATAACCACCACTTACTGTTGAATAAGGTCTACTAGCACAATTATTTTGACCACCACTGATTACTGAAGAATTATCGTAAATCTTATTTCCATAACCACCAGAGATTGTTGAACCTGTTCCAGATGCTACACAGTTTTGATAACCACCAGAGATTGTTGAACCATGAGCAGGACCATCTGTTGCGATATAATTTTCAGCACCACCACTAATGGTTGTGGATAAACCATAAGCGGAATTTGAATAACCACCAGAAATTGTTTGAGCACCAAAGTATGAGAATGGACTGTATACTGCTCTTACTAATACGTTATTAACACCACCAGCAATTGTATTAAATGTACCCCAAGTGCAATTATAAGAACCACCACCTATTGTTGATCCATCACTATCGGTTGGTCCACACCAAGATTGACAAATTTGGTTACCTTCACCACCAGAGATTGTAGCATTTTCATTATTGACATGAATGATATTGCATTTACCACCAGCAATTGTTGAATCGCTTGAATTATTTCTAACACGATTGCAATATCCACCACCAATTGTGGATCTTTCGCCACATACACTGTTATGACAACCACCAGATACGGTTCCATTGTCGCAAGAGACATTGTTTTCAGCACCGCCACTAATTACTGCATAACATCCAGAAGCAGTATTACTATAACCGCCAGCAATTGTTGCTTGGTAAAGTGAATTATTTATGGAGTTATTATTACCACCACCGATTGTGTGTTGATAACCCCAACCACCATATTGTGCTATTTTGTGGTCATGACCACCAGCGATTGTTCCACCATATCCTTCACCACCGATATAATTGCAAGTACCACTTATAGTTGATCCTTGGGCATAAGCACAATTGCCTTCACCGCCAGAAATAGTTGATGCATAAGCATTAGCACAATTATCGCAACCACCAGAAACTGTTGCGTAATTACCATTAGCATAATTGTGATAACCACCAGAGATTGTTGAAGAATATCCAGAAGCAGTATTACTATAACCGCCAGAAATTGTTGTATAACCATAACCAGAGGCAGTATTATAGTCACCACCAGCTACAACTGATGTATAGGCAGAAGCTGTGTTATTAAAACCACCACCAACAAAAGATCCATATCCAGAAGCGGTATTACAAGAACCACCAGCTACGGCACTATAACCCAGTTCTCCATCTGAATCAATAGTTCCAGAAGCTGTGTTTAAATAACCACCACCAACAAAATTATAACAATTAGAGGTTGAATTTTGAGATCCTCCAGATACAACCGAATAACATCCAGTAGAACTATTATTACCTTCTCTTGGAACAATATTACCATTTAGATCGGATACATTTGCACCGATTGTGTTTACTGTTGCTTTGAATTCTGCTGATCCGTCTGAGCATACTCCAACCAAATAGTCGGATGGTTGTGGATTATTATTAAGATTGAAATCGTTAAATGTTTTTGTGGTAAGTGCCATATATAATAATATTTATCCTTGGATTGTTACAATTCCCTCACCTCTTTGTATGGTTACAAGAGCTTTATTATTGACTATATCAATTAAACTATTTGGGTATCTATCAAGTTGTACAGAGTTATATGCAATAACTGCACCATACTCTAATTGAATTGCATAAATTTGTCCTCTTATTTCAAAATTATTTGGAAATTCATATGCTGTTAAATTACCAATTATTGTATTATCTGCGGTAAGTCCTGCAAATTTACAATCTGCTGCAACTCTTAGTGATTGGAAATTACCTTCTACAACATCAGTTCCATCAACAAAAACAAACCCATCATCGTTTGGTTTTTGATTTATTTCATTGATAAGTTCGGTTAAAAGATCATTTACTTCTTGGATATTAACTACATAGGTAGCCTGAGCAAATAATGCACGATTTTGATTATTATCTACTTTTATCCAAGAATTATTCCAACCTACATTTTGATTGTATGGATTAGCAGATATAATGGGTGTTAAGGAAACGGAAGACATATGTTAAAAATACTTATTCTTTTAGTATGCCTATTACTTAAACAAAACACCCAATGTGTTTCTATATAAAATATTTTAGAATATTAAAATGCCCAAGGAAGATTATTAGCAGAAAGTGTTAAAACTTGTGTGGCTTGTGTTAAAACACTTTCATTTGTCCAAACTCCTGCTGCTGCATATTCTTCTGCACCGTTCCAAAGAATTACTGGCTTAGGAAGATCTTTGATAAAAGCAAAAATTCTTTTGTGTTTGAAATCGTCTCTTACAGCTAATACTTCTACTGCACTAAGATCTAAAGAAATAGTTACGGCTGGTGTTACTGTTGTTGTTTCTGGTGTGATTGTAATATTCATATTATTATTTATCTTTTATATTTCAATTTTCTATGTTTTTAACCTGCACTTATTTTTAATGTTCCGCTATCACTCCAAATTTGACCAACAATATGTGGATCTGATGTAGGAATATCTTTAATATTCAAATTATTAACATGGGTTGTACATACTGCTCTAGCACTTAAACCAGAACCTAATAAGAACGTATTGTCATAGTTTGTATAGTTAGCACAACCTCCAGCAATAAAAGAGCAAGAACTATTATAGATGCAATTGTTCTGACCACCTGCTATGTTTG